TTACCACGACGCCAATGCCACGCGCTTCCATGTATTGGTAGCCACGCAGACGTAAAAGTACGAAGAGTCCCAGCACATATCCCCGGCAGTACCTGGCGCCGATGCGCTTGCTGGTGTCTTGCTGGCAGTGAGACGCAGCGTGCTGCCCCTGGCGACAAACAGGGTTGTATCGACGTTGCCTATAGTGGCTGTGTTTGATCCGGACCCGTGGCACTGCCACCCAATAACAATTTCGTTGGTTGCGCTATAAGCAGACACACGTGCGTCAACCCCAATTGCCACGCAGCAATTACAGGCTGTTGCGTCTGCGCCAGACGTAGTAAAGCGGAGAGCGTTAGCCCCACTCGCGGTGTTGAAGTAGCCAGTTGCGTTGTTGTACAAGGAGGCATAACCAGTCGCGGTGTTGAAGTAGCCAGTTGTGTTGTTGTACAAGGAGGCATAACCAGTCGCGGTGTTGTAGCCTGCCGTATCACTCTGAAGCGTCCCTGAATAAGATAAAGACGACGGGCCATTGGCGGTATTGACCGCCACCTGCCCTTTAGATGTGCCTAGATTGGCGGTGGCCGCAGTACCAAGGCCAGACACATCACCGACAGCGTGCGAGTGTGCGGCCGGCGCTTGGGGCGGCAGCGTATCCCCCGCAGGCAACTCCTTGAGCTGCCCGCCCACCAGTACGACCGGCTTGCGCTCTGCCATGTCAACCCCTTACGCCAGCACGACAGGCGTGTTGCGCTCGAAGTTCACAGCGGTGGCACTGACGGCCACGCCAATCTGCTGCACCACGCTGCCCGATGCGCTCGGGATCGTGGAGCCGCCCGCGCCTGCCGTGGTCTGCAGGTACACAGGCCCTGGCGTCTGGCCGGTCACATGGGTGTTCGTGCCCTCAAAATAGACCGTGGCAGGGTTGCCGCTGGTGAACGCCGCCAGCACAAAGCCGTGGGTGTCCTTGCCTGCGGTTGTGGCATCAGCCTTGCGCACTTTCGCCGCGCCCGCATCGTTCCACACGTTCACCCAGTCCCCGTCGCCGAGGTTCTCGCTGGCGGTGATCGTGGCCGTGTCTGCGCCGATGCCCACCGGCATCATGTCGTTGCTGATGTGTCCCGTGTCATCCAGAGCCACGAGGTCGCCAGCGTTGGCAGCGCCTGCCGACGTCTGCACGCCGAAGACTTCTGTGAGCACGCCGTTCACAAGGCGTAGGAATTTCTTTGCGGCCATGATGGCACTCCTTCAGGTTAAAACAATGGGGGGCTGAACATCAATGCGAATGCGGGTTGGTGCCAGCGCGTAGCCGATGACCTGGGCGAACACCGCTCCCACTGGTAGCACCTGCACAAGCGCACCGAACGCACCGACGAAAACAGGACCGGTGGCGAACGTCCACCCGGCATGTGTCAGGTCGAAATCTGTCTGCACTACGGCGGGGTCGCCTGCGCCATAGGCGTTTGCAATTACGCCCTGCACGGCGCCGATGTGGGCCGGGTTGGTGCAGTCCGCGTAGATCAGAAGGCCGTCGGCGTCCATGGCCACGGCGGTGTGGCCGCTCAGGGGGGTTGCGCCCACGGTGACGACAGTTGCGCCACCAGCGGGGCCGGGGATACCTTGGATGCCGCGCGGCCCAGGCACACCCCGCATGACCACCGTCGAAAACGGCTGCGGCGGCGTCACCACGACAGAGCGCTCATCCACCACCGTCACCACGGCGGTGTCTGGTGTTCTGACGAGCACGCTCTGGCTCATACCGTGCTTTCCCGGTCGATGGTGAAGGTCAGCGCGTAATGCCGCTCCACATCCCCATTCGAGCGGGTCACTTCAACCTGCCCCATGGCCCCGTCATAGAAGGTGAATGCCGACGAATCGGCTGCATCGAAAACGAGGGTCAGCGTCTTGCCATCGAGTTCGATGCGCCCGTTGGTCGTGGACATTTCCCACAAGACAGGTTCGCCAATGTCAGCGCGGATCTGCAACAGGGCCGAGCAGCCGGTGTAGTCCTCGTCATGGAAATCAGTAGGCGGTACAGGCGCACCCGTGCAGGCGTCCACGTAGCCGCTGCATGCGTCACCCTTGATGGCGTATGGCACGTACTGGCGCAACAGCGGGATGCGCTGGGTCGTGCCTTGCAGGATCGTGATCTTGTGACGGACAGGGGTTGTCATGCCCTGCAGTGTTCCTGCCGCAGGGCGTGGCGTCCAACCCTATACGGGGGCGGTTGAATATGCCCCCCGTATAGGGTTAGACAACGGGGCTGACTGGCCGCAGCCTGCATGCAGCGCCTGCAACAGCGTGGCGGCAAAATCCCGCTGGCTGCATAGACTCCTTCAGCAACGGATTGCATCGGCGCCAGGAAAGCATTCCAATGGCGCAATGCTCATAGTCATCATTTTCGTGCTTGTAGGCATCGGCTTCTATGCCTTCATCGGCACAGCTCCGAATGAAGCCGTGCAACTGATGCTGGTCCTTTTCTGGGGCTTCCTCATCATTGCCGGTTTTCTTGCGGAGTTCTTCTACTAGCGCGCGGCCTGCGCCTTGCGGCGCTCTACCGCTTCGTTCAGGCGCGTCATAACGTCGGTGATTTGATCTTCCTTGGCGCGCACCTGTTCGCGGCTGGCGTCGTTGGCAATCAGCTCGCGCTTCTCGCGGCGCAGCCTCTGCACGTCACGTTCTGCCCGGTTCGCCATGGCGATCATCATCGACTGCGGATTCTCGCGCGCCAGCTTGGCCGCTTCATCAAACCGGCCATCCTTGCGCAACCCCTTGATTTCAGTCTCCAGCTCATTGAGCCTGTTCAGGTTCGCATAGAACGCACTGCCCTGGCTGGCCTGGCTTGCGGCATTGCCGACGAACCGGCCCACCAGCGGGATTTTGTGGGTTGGCAGAGTCTCGCCCGACATGGCCGTGGAGATGGTCTGCTGTACCTTTGCCGCTTCCCTGGCCACGCCCCCGCCCACCTGGGCCAACAGGTAGTCGATCTGGTCTGGCGTCGGACTGAACGCACCGGCCACGTACTCATTGCCACCAGAAATCCAGTTGATGGCCTCTGCAACCACCTTGGAGAATCCGGTCGCCGTGTCCTTCCATTGCGTGTGTCCTGGCATCGCCTTGTTCGACGACACCCGCGCAATCGGCTTGCCAGTCCAGTCCTTGTTTTCCGACAGAGCCACCAGCGGGTCAAGCGCTGTGGGTGCAATGGTCTGCATGGACAGGCCCGCATTGCCGATGGGGTTGAAGGCGTCAGCGAACATGCCCACCATCGACACCGCGCGCTTGGCTGGCTTGTCGAAGCCGGACAGCGCAAACTCCGTGGCGTGCCGCCCAATCCCTGGGATGACGTGCAGGCCCAGCGGCATAGGGATGGACACATAGGTCTTGTCGCCCGTTGGGATGATGAGGCTGCGCTCGCGCACAAACTCTGGCGGGTCGTCATCGTCAAACCCAGCAGCAGAAAGCGCCAGCGCCTGCATCACCCCCAGCATGACACCGCCATACACCACAGCCTTTCCGGTCTTGGACAGGCGCAGTGTGGACAAATCGCCGCCGTCCATGTCGAACAGCGTTTGCCCAATCCGCGCCGTGCCCTGCATGGCCGCGTTGAAGAAAGCGTACACAGCACCGGCCTGCATACCTGCCTGCCCCTTGCGGTTGAAGTTGACCGTCAGGTTCTTGGCAAGGCTTGCGGCCTGTTCGCGGCTCATGCCCTTGTCCAGCGCAGCCTTGTATGCTGCAAGGCGCACGCCGTTTTCCATGGCCTCGTTGTAGTCCGACAGCCATCCGAAAATCTCCGTTGCGCCCTTCTGCGCCATGGACAAAGGCACCTTGAGCCTTCCGTCCGCAGTGAAGAACTTACCCCACTTGCTATCCATCCAGCCCTCGGGATTCAGGATGCTTTTCAGGTCATTGGCCCGGTCTGCACTCGTCTTGAACAAGTCACGATAGCCCGTGGTTCCGCCGTCGTCCTGCATCTGCTCCCAAAGCTGTGACCATTGAGAGGTGGCCTGCCCGCCCTTGCGCGTCTTGCGAATGTCGCCGTAGATGCCGCGCAGCGCGGACAGCGTGTCCTTGGCAATCTTGCCCTGCTGCCCAGCCAGCGGGGTCGTTCCAAGGTTCACCATGGCGCCCTGCACGTCACGCACAAGGTTGACCACGCCAAACACCGGGTTGTATTGCGTGTTGATCGCGGCGAAGTACCGGGTAATCTTGGCGCTCACGCCAAGCAAGCCCTCAAGATTCCCAGCGTCCAGGTTCTTCATGGCCGCAGCCATGCGAACCGCACGCGGGTTGTCCTCGTTGAAAACCACCATCTGCTCGGTCACCTTGCCATTTGCGTCCTTCACCTTGGCAACGGCCACGTTCTCGCGGCTCTTGAACAACGGATCAGGGCGATCCACAACAACACCAGTCTTGGGGTCGAACACACGTTCCGTCGGTGCCTGACTGCGCACCTCCCAGAAATCAGGATTTGGGTTGGCCTGCGCCAGTCCCACCAGCGCCTGGGCGACTATGTTTTTCTCGCCGCGCACAATCAGCTTCTCACGCTGCATGGCGACGTTCGCCAGAATGTCCACCACCTTGCGCGTGGAGCCTGTGCGGCCCTTGGTTTCCTTGCCCTTGACGGAAAAGCCCTGGCCCGTTCCCATGCCGCCGTCCTTGTCCTCGCGCATCAGTGGGATGTAGTGCTGGTACATGTTGGCCCAGCCATCCACAACCGCCTGATCCTCCAGGCCGTAATCCACGTACAGCTTGCGGGTTCCATCAATGATGGCGTCCACGCTCTTTGCCACCGCTTCCAGCTTGCGGCGCTGGGCCGGGTCGAGCTTGGCAAAGTAGTTGTCTGCTGCTGCGTTGGTCATGCCGGAACCGCCGTCCTGCAAACCAGCGTTGCCGGGGTTGCGCTGGGCAATCACCGCATTGGCCTCCTTGGCATGGCGGGCGTGCAGGTATTCCTCCACATCCTCCATGCTCAGGCCAGCAAGGCGCATCTTGTTCATCAGCGGCTTGAGCTCGCGGTCGCCAAAGTCCGCGACGCGCTTGGCTGCGCGCTTGTGGAACAGCTCTTCTTTCAGGTAGGCGTTGATGCTGTCGGAGACTTTGCCGGTCGCTTTGGTGATGGACTCCACCACGCGCTTGAGGTCAATGTTCTTGTCCTGTAGCTTGTAGATGACGTCATCGAAGCCGGTTGGCGTTGGGGTATCCCAGCCGGTGGCGGCTTGCCCGCCAGTGTTGCTTACGCCTGCGCGGCTGTAGAAGATGCGAGTTGCTCGCTCTTGATCCGATCCAACCGGGCCTGTAGTTCCGTCACTGTGAAGCCGGGATACATTTGCGCCTGCCCCAGCCAGTAGTCGTCCTCGCTCTTGCAGCCCACCATGTGCTGCGGCGATGGTGGATTGGAGGTGACGGAATAGTGCAGCTCGCGCAATAGTTCGCCAACCAGCTTGTGCCGTGCTTCCCTCTGCGCCAGAAACTCCGCGTCGCTTGGCGATAGATTCTCCAAGTCCAGAAGCCAGCAATCCTCTTGGGATTTGTCGGCCAGTTTTGACATTGTAGAAGTTTCCATCGGAGCGGTACTCGATCAGTTTGGACTGCGGAAACCCATTATCCAACGCCTTGACGCTGGCCGCAATCATTCTTTCCACGTTGCCCACATGGTCGCCATACACCCATTGCAGCGGGGGCACGCCGTCGCCGCCGCGTACCTGGTCAGGATGGGGTGCCAGGTGCGCCGTTGTGCCGAACTTGAGCGCGCTGGAAAGCATCTGCTCCAGGCGGCGGCGCAGCGCCACCTTACTCAACCCCGCAGGGTCGCCAATGAAAATCTGCCCGGTGTTGTGGGCGTAGTTTGCGGCGATGGCGTAGATTTTCTCGCCGCCCTGCCCCGGCTTGAGCAGCGACACATCCACCCACACATCTCCCGTGCCAGGTTCTACGTCCTCGGGGTTATCTCCGGGGCGCTCGGTAATCTGGTCGGTGATTTCGCCGTCCACTTGGTTGTAGCCATACAGGCTTGGGCCGTAGGGATTGCCGCTGCGCTCGGTGATGCGCGCCACACCGAAAGCGGGATGGTTCAGCGTGTACATCGTCTCGCCAGGCAGACGGGTTACGCGGACGGTGATTTCCGGGTCAATGTCCGCAGCAATACCGGACACCGTGTCTTTGCCAGACTTCGGCAGCGCAAACAGTTCGTCGGCCTTGGCAAACTCTGCGAGCGCCTTGGCGCCAACGTCCTCTCCAACGCTGAACGCTGGCCCAAAGCCCTGCCCACCTGTTGCCACTCCATCCCGCGCCATGCTGCGCGCATTCGCCCGCGCCACAGCAGCAATGTCGGCCACCGTCAGGCGGTCAGCGCCCATGATGCCCTTCTTGAACATCCAAGCCTTCACAGCGGCCAGCAAGTCAGCCAGCCAGCGCTGCACCGATGCGGGCGCATTGGCGCGGTCGTTCTCGTAAGCCTCTGCAATGTAGGCTGCTGCTTCTTCACCGCTGGTTTCACCGGCTGCATCCATGCGGGCCTGCACCGCCTTCATGAAAGGGTTGCCCCTTTGCAGCTTGAGCATCATCGCGGCGCGGTTGAACAGCGCCTTCATGCTGCCGTCAGCCGCCATGTGAATGCCCACCTCGTGCATCAGCACGCCTGGCGCAGCTTCGGCGGTCAGGTTGTCGGCAATCAGGAAAGATTGGCCGGTCTGCGGGTCGAAGAAGCCTTGGATGGAACCGTTGGCGGAACGGCGAATGTCGAGGTCGTCCGTCGCCAAACTATTGCTCACACTCCCCATCAAGCTCGCGCGCACCTCTGCCAGCGGCTGCCCCGTCTTGTCCGCACGGGCCTGTGCTGCCGCCTCAATCGCCTGCTCCTGCGTCTGCGTCAGCGTGACAAGGCCCTTGGCTTCCAGTTGGCCCAGCAGCTTGCCGTAAGCCTTGGTGATGGATGCCCGGATGGTGGTGGCTGGGGTGCGCAGGGGTTGCACGGTGCGGCTCATGGCAGCAGGAGAATTCTTGCGCCGGTAGCCATCCAAGTGCTTTTCAGTTAAGATATTGCGCATTCCCGGCTTGTTCTGCCAGGTGCTGCTGGACAATTGCAGTCCAGAGTCACCCAGGACGGCTGGGAATTTCTTTTGGTCAACCAATCGGCCTAGCCCTTCACGGAACCACCGGGCAAAAGGTGTGAAACCAGGCGCGTCGTAGGCGTTGCTCAGGATGTGAACATCCGCGCCGCCGTCCTTGCGCGGCTCAACCGTCATCCGCACCGTAGCGCCATTGATGGTTTCAGGCGCGATCAACACCAGCGCACCGGGCACTGTGTCTGAATCAAACACCGCAGCCGGGTTATCCAGCCACTCTGGAACTTTCTTCCACTGCTCGGCAGTCATGCGCTGGTGGTTTGTCTGTCCTTTGATGACCTTGCCCTCTGCAAGATTCACAGGCCCTTCGCCAAATCCAAGCAGGCCAAGCACATCAGAGCGATCCAGCACGCGCACGCCGCTATTTGGGCCTGCCGCCTTCTCTCCTGCAAACAGCGCATCAATGCGCGCTTCGTAGGCTGCCTTGGTGGCTGGTGCGCGGCTGAACATCACCACGTTGCCAGCGTCATCCTCCTTTGCCTCCACCGCCTGGGCGGGCGCTACACCGGCAGCCTGTTCGCTGGCGCCACCTGCATCAGGTACAGCCGCTCGCACAGCGGGTGCAGGCTGGGCGGCACTACCTCCCGCCCGCCGTCCATCACCGACAGCAGGTGCCGCACCTCCAGCCGCTGGACCTGCCCCGTCCTGCGCAGGAGCTGCAGCGCCCGGTGCGCGTTCATCTGCCAGCCGTAGATTTCGTGGAGCTGCATCCGTTTCTCCGATGGGTTGTTGGCGCCCTTCAATGGAATCCTGCAGCCGCTGCAGCGCCGCCACGTCTGCCCCGGCTCGGCCCTTGGCCTGCTCGTACCCAGCCCAGGCCGCAGCGCTGCTGGCGTCACTGAATGTCGGCGCACCAGCAATGGGCTGGCCACTGTCCGGGCCGGTCTTCACCGCTGGCAGCCACTGCCCCTCGCCAATGCGCGTTGCTGCGCTTGGCGGGTATGGGCCGTTCGCTTCGTGCATGGCTGCAATGTCATCCACCGAATCCGCGCCAACTGCCGTCGCTGGGGCCGTTGGCGGCGTTCCGCGAACAGGTTGTGCTGCAAGCTCCTGGTACCGCGCAATGGCCTGCTGCACACTTTGCGGCGTGCGCTTGCCCTGCTCAACCTCTCCAGCGAACTGGTCAAGCACAGCAGCAAACGTGCGGTCAGTGTCTTGCTTTGTGATTGCATGGCGGTCGCGGAACTGCTGCGCCAGACCGCGCATGGTGTTGACTGCGCCGCCAGATTGCGCATCCGCCGCATCAATCTCGGCCACCACCTGCGCCAGTCGCTTGCCCTTCGGGTCAATGCCCATGGCCTTGGCCACTGGCCCGGCCTTGAGCATGCTCTTGCGCCAGCCATCCGGGCGGGCTACTGCGGCTTGCGGCGCCTGAGCTTGCGTGCCTGCCGCTGGCGCTGCTTGCGCTCCAGGGTTCTGAGTCGGGGCGCCATTGGTCAACCCAGCCGCTTGGACACGATTTCCTCCAGCCGGGCTGGTGCTGGCTGTGGCGGTTGCTGCGCCAGCTTGCGGGCCTCCTGCTTGCGTTGGTTGCGTGCTGCCTTGCTGGGCTTGGCTGGCTTGAGACTCACGGGCTACTCCTGTGGTTGCGGGAATCGTTGCAGGCCCAGCGGCTTCCACGGCGCCGGGTCGGGCTGCGGGAATGGTTTGGGCGGCAGCGGCAGCTTGTCGCGCGGCAGCTTGGGCATTGGCGGCCTCCTGGCGCTGGGCACGGATGCGCTCCAGGCCTTCGCTCAGATTCGTGGGCGCAGGCAAGGCTGGGACACTGCTGGCCTTCTGCGCTGCGTCGTCGTAGCCGCGCAACTGCTCTGCGCGGGCAACGATGTTGGGTATGGCGGCAATCTCGGAACGTGGCACACCCTCTCGAAAGGCAATAGCGCCAGACTCGCGCGCGCTCTCCTGCGCGGTCAATCGGCGTTGCGTACCGATGGCGCTGTCTTCCACCACGCGGCCCTGCACGTCGATCACGTTGCTATCGTCGGCCACGCCTGGGCCGGTACGGCGCACCTGAAGGTCTCTGCCGGTGGCCGCCAAGAATTGTGCTTCCTGGGATGCTCCAGAATCTACGGAGGCAGCAGCGGCTTTGGACAAAGGACCGGCTGCCGGGTCAATGCCCATGCGCTGGCTGGGGGTGCGCTGGTCTGGCTCCGCCTGATCCATCTCCTGCCGAATGGGCGCTGCCGACACAGGAGAGGCGCCCGCAACATCCGCGCCCGTTGACTGGTAAATCTCATCGTCAGGGCTGGCCTGAGCACGGCTCTCGGCACGGCGCGCATCGAGGATCACTCTCCCATCAGGCGGAGTGGTTTGCTGCACTTCTGGGGGCGCGCTCTCTTCCTGGGCCAGCGTGTCCGCACGCACCATGGCAGAGGTTTGCGCGGCCTGCGTCTCGGCGGAACGTTGTTCGTCCTGTGCCTGCTGTGCATTGGCCTCTGCCTGCTGGCGTGCTTGCGCCTCGGCGCGTGCACGCAGTCCGTCGGCCAAGCCAAAGCCACCCCCCATCGGGGCCGATGCCAGACCCTCCAGGGCCGCCTGCCCGGCCACGCCCTGCCAAGTAGGCACGTCGAAGCCCTCGCCCTGCAGCGCCAGGTTCCCGGCCAGGCGCTCCTGGCCGCCCTGTACAGCTTCCATGGGGGCCTCTTTCAAGACGCCACCTACAGCAGCCCTGACCAGCCCAGGCGCAGCGCGCTCCGCCGCCTCGCCCGCCAGTTGCCGCCCCAGAAGACGACGGGCCGCAGATTCCGCGCCCGTGCCGCCAGCCAGTCCGCCCAAGGCGCCACCGAGAGCGATCGACCCCATGTTGCCGCCGCCATATGCCTGGGCAGCATCCGCCCGCTGCGATGCTTCGGATTCGCTGACCCCCTCCGTCATGAGCTTCTGCTTCACCGTCTCATGGATTTGGCCCTTGATGCCGCCAACGCCCTGGGCAATGCCAACACCGGCCTGTGCGGCGCGCGTAGCCAGTGCGGCTTGGCCAAGCCCTGGGATGGCAGCAGTGGCCAACGTTGGGACGGAGGTGCCAATGGCATTGAGGGTAGTGTCTATGGGCGCATCCGCAAAGGCGCCAGCGTGCGCCTTCACCTCTTCCCATGTGCTGCCACTGGCCTCTGCCGCCTTGATCTTGGCTGCACGCTCCTGCTTCTGTGCCTTGCGGTACGGAGATTCCAGATCGGAAAGCTCATCGGCGGCCTTGCCCAAACCGCGCGAAACCGCGTTGTCTGCGCCCGCCACGTCGGCGAGCATCTTGACGCCCTGGACGACGCCGGTTCCCAAGGCAATGGCGGAGTCGCCTACGCTGCGCGTGAGCGATCGCTTGGGCGCGTCAAGTTTTCCAGTGAAGGGGACAAATCCCGGAGGAACATTGCTCTCCGCTGGAGGGTCAAGCTCCCCCGTGAATTTGACAAATCCTGGTGGTATCGAATCTTCTTGTGCCATGCCCCCACTGTCCCGCGATCAGCGGTGGGAGTCGAACCCTATACGGGGTGCTCCCAAGACAAGCCGCCGCAGGAAGCCAGAGCAGCCCAGCGCTGGCTTTTCCTACAGCGCCTCACTCAGACAGCGAGGCAATGGAGTTGAGCGCCAACGGATCAAACCTGCTGCGTCATGCTCATGTTCGCGCTGCCGCTGATCGAAGCCGATGTAGCCACCGCGTTGAACGCACTTGACACCTGCTGCGCCATGATCTGAGCGCCGACCTTGCTTGCATCCAATCGCGCATCGTTGGTGTGCATCAGCGCATCGCCATTGATCTTGGCCGCTTGTAGGGTCAGGTTCTGGGATGCCTCGTACTGCTTCATGCTGGCTTCCCACATGCGGGCGTACAGCTCTGCCTGGGCCTGTGTCGCAGTGACTGCCACCTTGTAGCCGTCCACCAGCACGCTGGCCTGCTTGGCTGCGGCGTCCACGCGGGCCACCTGCGCATTGACCTTGGCCTTCCAGCCGTCCCACTCCAGGCCCTTGCCTGCCACCTGGGCCTGGTACTGCGCCACGGTCACGCGGGCCTTCTCTGCCTGTGCTCCAGCCTTGGCGCTGTAGGCCTGGGCCAGTGCTTTGTAGTTCTCCACCTTCATGCCATCGGCGCCAAGCTGGGCCTTGAACAGCTCCACCTTGGACATTTCCGCGTTGTTCAGCGCCACGAAGGCGCGGATTTGCTCGCCAGCGGTCTGAATCTTCGCCTTCTCCAGCTCCACCAGGGTCTGTGCTGCGGACACCTGCGACTTGTAGATTTCCACCGTCGCCATGGCCCCTTCGATTTGGGCCTTGTACTGCTGCACCAGGGCGGTATTGATCTGCGCCTTCAATTCCTCGGCAGACAGCAGCGCCTTGAACACCTCGACCTTGTTCAGCTCTGCCTTGATGAGCGTCTCGTAGGCCGATGCGTAGGCTTGATACCCGGCCAGCAGCGCCTTGAAGTGCTCCAGAGCTGCGTTGTGCGCCTGAATCTCGTTGTCCGCAGCCGCCTTCGCGGCCTCGAACACCAACAACTCCAGCTTGTACGCCTGATCCATGAGCTGGGTTTCCAGGCTGATGGCCGTGTCGATGGCGTGGCGCAGGTTCTCCTGTGCAAGCTCTGCTTGCTTGATTGCCACATCGCGGGACAAAGATGATAGCTTGTCGTGGTACTCCCTGCGGGAGTCGGCCAGCATCCCAGCCAGCGCGCCGGTTGGCAGGGGGAAGCCCATCGCCTCTGCGGCGCGCTTGGCTTCTTCCTCGCGGGCCAGGGCAATTTGCGTCTCACGATCCCGCGCACGATCCCAAATCCCCTGCTCCACCGCTGGCGACAAACCGCTCGCGCCGGTCAGGCGGGCATTGATCGTGGCCTTGAGGTTGTCCAGCAGTGCAGATGCGTACCCAGCGCCTCTGGTGTAGTTCAGCTTCGTGGGCGCCAGCACCGACAGCGTGGGGATGTCGTCCAGCTTGTCCAGCCAGTCCTCGTGCAGGTTGATCCCGCCAAAGGTGTGCGTGCTCAGGGTGAGCATGGTCGGCAGTGTGGGCAGCGTCACCGTGGGCGCAACCGGAACGGCCACATCGTTGACCGTGGGCAACACCGGCACCGTGCCAAAGTGAATCTCCGGCAATGCGCGATCTGGCAGCGTGGGCGGTGTGGCCGTGAAGTCATCAATGACCACTTCGCCAAGATTTGCCGACAGCGCCCCAGGCTCATTGCCGAAAGCGCCAAGGTCTGCCGACGGAAGGCTTGGCATGTTGGGGATGGCCGCAATGGTTGGGGCGGCCATGGTCTGCCAGGTCACATTCACTCTGGGCGGAGCGTAGATGCTCTGCCGCAGCCCGTCCAGGAAACCGCTCATCTCTGCTTTCAGCGAGTCGGCCACCGCCAAAGAACGCTCGTATTGGGCTTTGACGATGGACGCCGGGCCATCAAAGTCGAAATCTGCCATGGTCATACCCTCCGCTGGGATGCGTGCATCAATACCTCGATGCGGTCAAGTTGGAATTGCTGGCCCGTGGGGTTGCTGAACCCGAAGCCCATGTAGTTCTCACGGATGCCCCTGCCCACAGGGCATCGGGTCTGCCCGCTGGCCTGGCCTGGGAAGCTGTAGTTCCAGCTCGCCCCCTCGCCAAACACCGTGGCCTGAAAGTTGCCCGCCCCCTTCATGGAGAAATAGAGCGTGCTGACATGCTTCTTGCGTGTGTCCTCGCGCAAAGGCTTGGGGGTTCGCACCTGGGCCACGATGGGCTGGTCGATGTCCAGGTCGCCACCGAAAGCGAACAGCCCGGTGGCTGAGCCGCCATGCGTTGGCGTAATGCCGTGAAAAGCGAAGTTGTCGTATTCCGACACGGCGCCAGTGAGGGTATTGAGGACGATGGTGTTCATATAGAAGCCCCCCACAAATCGAGCTTTTCGTCGTCAATCCCGGTGACGTCGGATATTTTCTCTGCCCGCCCCTCACTACTCACGAGCACATTCAGTTCGCCAGTAATTACAGCGCAGCCGCCGCTAGTCGGGTCTACAGCGAATCTGACGGGGATGTTTTCTATTCCATCCAGCTCATCACGCAGAAACTCGCGCTCTAGCGTGCCTTGTGCGCTCGTCGGCGGGTCATGCTCCCTCTCACCGCCGTATACCGTCTCTATGTAGCCTATCTCTGGCAGAATAACATTCTGTACGACACCAGTAACAACACCCTTACTTATGAGATTGCCGTCGTCGTCGAACTCAGCATTCTTCAGTCTCTGCCATCCGGCGTAAGTACCTTCAGGGGTGCGATACTCCGTGCGAATATGGTCGGACGGTATCGATGCGTATGGGACGACATCGCGCAACCATTCGCACTGAAAACTCTCCGTGGCGCCCCACGAGCCCTCAAACACGCGGTTACTTTTATGGTAGATGGCCAAACGGTGCCTCTTTTTTGCGTAGAGCCAGCCTGACCCCCCACCATTGTACGCGGAGTACGTTATCTCAAAGTCATAGTAATCTACCTCAGAGACAACCGATACATAATTCTTTTCCTCGAACGCCTGCAACACCCTGAGAACTATACCGCCATTTATATTTATTTTATATGGCGTAGTTTGTGAGGGGTTATAACCTTTAGTCCTGTAGCCACGCTCCTCGGTGATCGCGATATCTGCATCGGTGAGGGGGATGACAAAGTCACCTACATCTACAGTAACTTTCGCCTTCAGTTTGTTCACCCATATATCCTTAAACTCGTTATCCCATTCCGGGTCCCCCCCGACCTCCGAATTGTGCGCGTACGTTAAGGTTGTGGGGAATACGCCGGATTGAAATCCATTATCTGGTGGCATTGATAACCCCCACAGTTGCCAAGAGCCCTGGGGAATCCCCATCGGGGTAGTGAAGTTGTTGTACTTACTCAGACCGCCCGCACTGTTCTCGGTGCTTACCTCGGATTTCATGAGCATGCTGTATCTGCCGCCCAGAAAGTCACTGCATTCTTTTAACCACCGGCTCTCTTCACCGCTGTAAGTAATCTTCTTTTCGTACTCGTTCTTGATCTTTAGTCTGAGGTGCGTCTTTATCTCCCACTCTATCGGGAAATTCACGAGGTCGTCGTACAATTCGTTGAAGCCCTGCGGAGTGAGTACGCCCTTGTACGAGTAATACCCGAACTCATCGAGCTCGGTAGGTATGCGGCGCGCAAAAAACCGCGCGCTGTGGTCGCTGGTGCGTATAACCTCATCACCCTCTTCCGTCACAGTGTATGGCTCGGAGCTATTTATAACCCATGCGCGCATACCTTCTCTCGGTCGCAGCGGGCCACGTACTGCGGGCTCGACTGATTTGTACAGCCATTTGCGCATGTCCTCCTGGATGCCTGGCGTTTCGTCGTTATAGTCGGCCTCGGTAGTCGTCACGAGGAGAAAATTGCCGTCGCACCTACGCGCTAAGTCCTGCGTAATCGGGTCAAGTCCGGACAGGTCGATGGAGCCCTCAGAAACCACCTTCGTCATTTCTGTTGGTTCAGGCGATGGTTTTTTCTTGGTGCCGGAGAGTATTTTGAAACTCCCTGCGGTGATCGTCAGGTACGTGAAGGTCCCCGGTGCGACCTGCACTGCATAATTCATGTCGCCAGTAAGGCCGCATTTGAAAAAATATCCTGCGCGCCTTGCACTTACCCCGTCCGAAGTATCGTAAGGCTCGCTGCGTTCGAGTCCGCTGAGCTTCGTCGGCTGCTCTCCCTCGAGGCCGTTCGTGGAGGCGTTGTCGCAAAAATACCCGCCGCCCGGAGATCTCTGCACGTTCACGCCGCAGTAAGCAGTCTTCACGTGCTCGTACTTCCACCGAGCCACGTCCCACCAGACACGGAAAAAGCCGACGTCCTGGTAGAAAACTACAGCGCCGCCAGGCGGTTGCTCGGCTACGTCCCGCGCAGTCGTCCACACCGTGCAGGTGCAGGATGCGCCAGAGCACTCGATGGTGTAGGGGCTGCCGTCCAGCAAGCGCCCTTGCCGCGTCGGGTTTGGTGCGATGGACACCCGCGCAGCGCCAACGAAGGCGTTGTACGCCGTTTGCAGCATGGCGCCCTGCTGCGCAGTGAGTGGCGGGCCATACACCACGAGCTTGGGCGGCGTCTGCCCGGTGATGGGCTGGCCATGAAAGGTCATGGCGTAGGGGTTCCATGGCTTCATTGCGGCACCGCGATGTACTGAGGGATACCGTTGACCGTGCGGAACGTAGCAGCGACTTCCTGGGCCGTGGTCTTGTAGCGGTCTGCCGTCAGCATGGACAACTGTCCGTCGCCGAACCCGGCCACGATGAAGCCGTCAACGATGCAGAGCACCGCATCGCCGCGCCCCACGCCGTCGCCCAGCTTCACGCGCTCGCCTGGAGCAACCACGCCAGAGCCTGGAACGACACGGCCAGCAGCGACAGAGCGATACACCATCTGGTCGAACCGCTCTCCCGCCAGAAAAGCCAACTCGGTTTCCGTGCCAACGTAGATGCCGCCATCACCAGGAGCCACCATCGTGATGTGGCTGGAGAACTGCCGGAAATCACGCCACGCCACAAGATGCATAGAGCCCGGCACCGTCGCCCATAGCGTCGTCCCCACAGCGATCAAGACGCGCCCGCGCCAATAGGCCATGTGCGTTCCGACAGGCGCAGCAAACGCGCCCTGCGTGCGGCACGGCACCACCAGAGAGTCATTGGCCCCGGAGAAGTCGAACGTGCTGCTTGTGGTAGCGCCAGCAAAATACCCGCCTTCGCCCCCTTCGCCGCTCAGGTACACGCACACCTCGTGCCCGTCCAGTGTCGGCAGGCCGTCGATGCGAAGCCCACCCAGGCCAATGGGTATCAACCCCGCGTCCAACGCAGGCCCTTCCACGCGGTCGCTCAGGCGCCGGTAGGTCAGGAACACGCGGTAGCTGCCAGGGAACAGGGAGCCGTGCGCAGGCGCCACGCTGCCCGCACTCTCTGGCGCGGGGATCGTCCAGTCCTGCAAAGTCAGACCATCGGTCATGCCGTGGATCAGCCCATTGCTGAAAAGCGTGCGGCCATCGGGCAAGTTGCAGTAGCGCACGCGGCTGAATCCCAATGCGGGATGCACCACATGCCGGTCACCGTTGGGCCAGACCGCCGTGAGCGCGCCGCCCACCGTCGCCAGCATGTAGCCAGTGGACTGGTGCAGGTTCTTGTGGCACAAAGCAGACACCTCGCTGTACCCGCCCCTGCGGGCAATCTCGCCGGTCAGGCCGATGTCCACGTTCAAAGCCGAAGCAAGCTCGCCGCTGCTGCGCCGATGGCCTGGCAAGACGTTGTTGATCCCGGTGAAGCTCTCGAACGTCAGCATGTGGCCCCCAAGGAAACAGCCATAGGGCCGAAGTGCGCAGGGCGCAGCGGAGTAAGCGCATGGGATGTGCCGACCGGCCCCAAGGCGCCGAACTGCGCGGGCCGCAGAGACTCCAGCGAGCACGCCACACCGTCGAATTGCACGGCCAGCGGCCCGAAACGTGCGGGCTGCATGGGCTCCAGGGGCTGGCTGAATACCGCCGCCATGGCGCCAAAGCGCACAGGACGCAGGCCCTCCATGCCAAAGCTCTGCACCATAGGACCAGCGGCGCCAAAGCGCACCGGCATCAGTCCTTCCACTGGCTGGCTGAACTGCGCCACAGAAGCGCCGAATTTCGCAGGGCGCAGCGGTTCCAGTGGGCCAAGCGGGACGGTGAACACCGCTGCCATCGGGCCGAACTTCGCAGGGCGCATCGGCTCCAGCGGACAGATCACGCCTGGCGGTGGAGCAGTTATCACAACCAGCGTCGGCCCAAACTTCGCTGGTCGCAGTGGCGCCAGGGGCGCGACAACATCCACGCCTAGTTGTGCCGTCAGCGGCCCAAAATTCACCGGACGCATAGGCTCCAGTGGCTGGCTGAATATCGCCGCCATAGGCCCGAACTTCACAGGACGCAGGCTGGCGAGCCCGCCGCCCTCCATACCATTGATTTCTGCGCCGTTGATGAGCGGGTAGGACATGGCGGTTTATGCCTCTGGCGGCATCACTGTTTCCAAGAAAAAGCCCTTCCAGTAGAACCGCCCACGGAAATCACCAGACGATGGCGTAACTAGACTGAACGTCAGTTTTGCCTTACACATCGCGCCGCCAGCGGTCACGGGTATTCGGTGGATATGGTCTTGCGCCGTGATCTGCGAAAGAGCAACGCTGGAGGCAAACCTTGTAGGCGAAGAGTCTGCGCCGATAGAAACCACTGGTACTGATCCGCCGCCATACGATGTGCATACGAACCCCACCTCAGTGATGACAAGCACCTTATTACCAGGGACAGTAGAAATCCGCTGCTCCAGTGCGGCAGGATTGATAGACACCCACTTCCCAACTTCATCGGCGCCATCAAGCGCGCTGCATGAGTCGTCTGGCGTAAAACTCGGTGTAGTGGTCGTTTCGGAAGATGCCGCAGCGGCAAATGGTTCGTAGCAATACTGCCGAGAATCCGGTGTCGGAGGGACTACTACCGAGTGCGGCTCGTAGTTCACACCAGACGTCCATGTTGCTGTCGCGCCAAGATTCAGCGTCAGCGTGCCGCCAACAACTTCACGGGACACGTTGCCATCAGCATAGTCTGAAGACCCACCAAGGTCGCTGCGCACAAGCTGGAGCACGGGGAAGCCGCCTATTTGAACTGCGTTTTCGCCAAGCCAGTTCCGCCCGCGTATGCCGGATGCAGACAAAGACAGCGCCCCTTCGGTGACCTGTGCAAAGCTGTCCAGCATCCCGGCAGTCACGCGGGCCGACACAATAGCACCAGCTCCCCACGTCTGTGCCGTCGTGCCTTCTTGCCCGCGCAACACAGCTCGCTGTCCAGCAGAAGGTATGTCCGTCGCATAGACCACCTCAGGCGGCAGCACGTTTTCGGGGTCAGTGATTGTCAGGGCCTGAACAAACCCGCCAGACCCGACAGAAGCAAAAGCAGCATCAGACGTCAGTGTGATCGTTGTATCGCTGTCACTGATACCCGCCGCCAGCGTGGTGACCGCGTTGTTTGAGAAGGCGTGCAGCATGGACGCACCTCAGACCAGGGAGAAGATTTTGTATGCGCCGTTGCTGAATGGCACCGTAATGCCGCCACCGTTGGCCGTCATCGGGAAGCCCGTCACTTCATCGGCATATTCGAGCAGTGGTGACGTGGCAGCAGAACCTGTGTCTTTGTAGAACACAATCGCCTTGCAGACAGGCCCTGGCGCTACGGCGCCAAAGTCCAGGTCAGCCGCGTCGAAGACGCCGCCCGTCGTGCTTTTTGATGTGAGCGTCTGAGCCGTTCCAACGACCGTTCCCAGGTCGGTCAGGAACTCGTGCGAGTCGCTGAACGTGTACGCACTCGACACGATCACCGCCTTGATGGTGTCGCTGTCGAAGTTGATAGCGGCGCGCATGATCTTCTCAGCGCCCTTGGGATAGAACTTGTTTGCCATGGGGTACTCCTGCAATGGTTGGATGCAGTGTCCCCATGCGGCGCGGCGGCATCAAACCCTATACGGGGGCCGAGAAAATGCCAGCCACCGCGCCTATTGATGTTGCGGCCTTTGGTAGTACATTCGGCCCATGCGCCGCTTCCTCGCCCTGATCCTGCTCGCCGCCTCTCCAGCTTGGGCGGCCAACTACGCCACCTGCATCCTGGACAAGGCCCCAGGTGTAGCGAACGACACAGCAGCCCATGCAGTGCACCAGCTCTGCCTGTCCGAACACCCCGGCGGAATTCCGGCGGTGCCGCAGGGGTCTGGTCGCGGCTTCTTCGGCTACAGCTCAGGCGCCGAGTGCACCGCCAAAAAAGCCGGGGAGACTCGGAGCAACCGGGCGGCGGTCATGGTTGGAGTGGCTTGTAGGCGGCTGTACGATGAGCCACCCAGTTTGCCGCCAGGATTTATCCCATTCACAGGGAAACTTGATGGCGAGTGAATCAGGAAGCCAAAGTGCGCAGATTGCCCTTGGCGTCCTGATACACCGGTTTGCCGTTGGCTTGACCTATTTCAGTCCATCCGTTCGGTACTGATGGCCCTTGGCGTCCTGAGACACCATCCACCCTCTCGGCTTTCCCGCTGTTCGGGTTGAACACCCAAGCCCCGCCTTCGGTCATTGATCCGTCTGCGTTCTTGATGTTGGGCGATACCTTGAACTCATAGGGCTGCTGGGCATTGCTTTGCCCCTGCAACTCACGCATACGCTGCACCAAGCCCTGGCGCTTTACCGGGTCTTGCTCTGCAGCGATCTGCTGCTGCATGGCCTGGATCATGCTCGCACTGCGATTGGCAATGCCCTGCGTTTCCCGCTTCAGGCCGAACTCGTCGCTGGCAAGGTTCACGCGCTGCTGGTCGATGCCACTGGACAGCATGGCACGAGCGTTTGCCCCGGCCTGCTGCATGCCTTCGCGCTGCAGGCCAGCCTCAATCGTGCGCTGCTGGTTCGGCTCTGCAAGGTAGCCGTCGGACATAGCCTTGGACTGAGCCACAAGGGCCGCAGTTTCTGCCGTAGGTCGGCCCTTGCGATCCAAGCTGCTGTCGATGTTCATTTGCAGATTCCGCATGGCCCGACCTTCGGCGGTGAACGGGTCGGCCAAGCGCTGCATGCGGGCACCCACCGAGTTGTTTCGTGCGGCCTCATCTGCATTGATGTTCTTTGCGCGCTGCACTTCTGCTGCGTACTGACTCAGCCCAACGCGGGCCATGGACTCGGCCTGTGACTGGTCGGACATGCGCTGCAAGATGGCGTTGTTCTGCGCGCTGGGCTGGCCGGTGAAGCCCTTGGGCATGTTCATGCCGTTGGGGTTGTCGCTGTATTGCCCACGGCCATGGTTGTAAACACCAGGCACGACCTCACGGGCCGTCGTGGTTGCGGTATCGCCTGCGGCATCTGGCTGCGGCTTGGGCTGATTCATCGCGCCAGACATAGGCGATGTCTGCGTTCCTGCTGCAAGTCGCATGTCCGTCGGGTTTTGTGCTGGGGCCTCAGGTTGTGTTGCTGGCTTCGCGGTGTTCGTGTCAGAGCCAAGCAGGCCACGCCCGAAGCCGCGCGCAGCATCAATTACCGGAGTGGCCAGCTTATCAGCCGCCTCCAGGCCGTACATGCCAAGTCCCTGCACGGCGGTACGCGCTGCGGTGCCAGCAGCTTGCGCGTACTTGCCCTGGCCCCATTGGTCTTTCATCTCCTGGGCGCGGTCCTGCATATACAGGCCGGAAGCGCTCGGCGCTTGTGCTGCGGCGTCTGCGGCCTGTCCTGCGGCGAGAGCTTCTTGCTTGCGCTGCTCCTGCTCGCGCTGCTGATCTTGGAACCACGCTCCAACGCCGCCCGGTGTCCCTCCAGCGAAGAACCCGCGCGCTGCCTTGGATTGCTCGCCTTTGACTGGCTTGTGCGTGGCTTCTCGCATGGCGTCCAGAGCCCCAACACCCACAGCGCGCACCGTATCTGCGGGCAGGACGTATTCGCCATGTGACAGCCGCGCTGGGACGGAGTCACTGGTTCCTGTGCCTGCGCCGCGCACCATCCCGCCATTGGCGAGATACTGCGGCTGCTGCTTGAAGCCCATGGCTTCCATCTGCGGAATCATGGCTTGCAACTGTGCGGCACGCGGATCTGCAGCAGTGGGGGCCTGTGGATAGCCCATGGCCTGCATCTTTGGAATCAAGTCGCGCAACTGGCTCAGGCCACGCGAGCCAAAGGTGGCAGGGCCTGCATCGGCGCTTTTCATGCGCGCGACAAGGCCGCCGTCATTCGATCCCTGTGGCGCTTTGGTTTTGGGTTGGAAGCCGTACATGATGGCCTTTCTGAAATCTTGCCGTCAGTGTCTGGGCTGTGCTCTTGGGATGCAAAGCCAAGCAGGTGCTACGGCCAAAATGGGGTATTCACCTGGGGCTCGTCATGGCGTGTTGCACGGCGCAAGTCCGCATCAGGACGGATGCCAAAGTAAGCCTCGAAGTTTCCAAGCGCCACTGCGGCGCGGCCAGGATCGTGTGCATCTGCGTCTGGCTTGCTGAATGCGCGGTACAACACCCACTGAACCAGGTGGATGTGATGTGCTTCGTGAATCTCTGGCCTGTCGTTATCGTTCTTCAGCGCTTTGAGAGGCAGACGATATGCCTCTATGGTCAGCGTGCCGTTCTGTGATGGCACCGGCACCAGTCTCAGGCGCGTGTCTGTCTGGATGGCGTAGCATGGATCGCCTTGTGGCATGGTGCGCCAATCCGGCCTTTCACGATCGAGTTTTTCGCGCGAGATCAGCACGGGCTTCGTTGCGTGTCCAGCGGCGGGCGTGAAGTCAAGCCGCGCAATCTCATAGACCTTGGGGTGCAGGGTATAGCTTGACTCTCCGGCAGTCACTGCAATCTGAGTCACTGCCTGCGTGTAATCGTCCAGAATCAGCCTTGCGCGTACAGCGGCCTCGTTCTGCGCCTCCGTGAACCAGTCAGCCAGCCACTCGTCCTCCCACAATGGCGGGTTGGTCACAAGGTCATCTGCGTCCACCCGGAATTGCGCTGTGAGCTGTTCGAGGTTCATGGCATCACGACATGACGATTGCGGTGATGGCGCCGTCAACAACAGTGAACGTCACCTTTGTAGAGAACGTGCCGCTAGGCTCAATCTCAAGCTCCATGTCATCGGTCACGACGGCGCCGCCAGTGGACTGCATCTGCTGGATGAACAGACGGCCATTCTGGTCCGCGACCACTTGGCCCACGGGCTGCTTGCCAGGGAGCATTGCGCTGACCTTGGCGGCCAGTTCTGCGGGGGTGCGCTCTTGCACCAGTTCATAGGTCAGGACTGCCATGATGATTCCTTATTCGGTTGGGCCGTACTGGTCCACCAGTTGCGTCACTTGCGAGCGCAGGCTTTGCACGCTCTTGCGCTTGTCCAATTCCACGCGGAAATGGGTTCTGGCGTAGGCTTCCAATGCGTCTTTGTCCATCTGGTTGAGCGAGTCGCGCACATCCTGCGTGTCGTCCTCATCCTTCTTGGCGGGCTCTGCAATCACCTCAGCCTGCTTGGGCGCTGCCTTCTTGTCGCCGGGCACATAGACGGGCGCATGACGCAGCAGCTTTTCCGCCAGTTGGGCGGGCACCAGCTTGGTTTCTCCCTTGTTCCACATCAGGCCGGAACCGTAGGTGCCTTCCCGGTAGGTGGCGCGCGGGCCATCGTATTTCACGGCAACGTCTGTCATGCCAATCTCCAGTGCATTGAAAGAAGAACAGGGCCGAAGCCCTGTCCCATGGGTTCCCGATTAGTTCGGGCCGCCCAGCACGCCGACGATGCGGAAGTCAGCAACACCGACAGACGCATGGGCCGCACCGGAGCTAATCAGCACCAAGTTGGCATCCTTTGGCAAGCGCACGGGGGCGGTGGCCGCTACCTTGCGGTACGTGCCAGCGGTGTGCAGCGTCAGGGTGGCGGTGGCAAAGAAGTAGTCGTCGTCCTGGGGTACTTCGGTGCTGTCCACGCCGTCAGCGTAGGCGAAGCCCAGCTTGCCCACGGTCAGCGCCGTGAAGGCATCCGACACAGTGGCGATGGCGTCTTGCAGAACCATGCCAGCAGGCAGCAGGCCCAGAACAACCGAATCACCGTCACCGATGGCGGAGGTGGAATCGGAGTTCACTGCGGCGCCATTGGCCTTGGTGGTCAGGTTGAACGACTTGATTGTCGTGTTGCCATAGGGCACGCCGCCAAACGGTGCGTCGTCCTGATAGCGGAGTTTCTTGATGGTTGCCATGATGGAGGCTCCTTAAATGAGGGTTCGATAGCGGGCTAGCCCGAAGGCCAGCCCATCACGATCAGGCCGACAGCTTCACAGCAGTGTCGATCACGGTCACGCCGTAGTCGGTGAACTGCTTGGAGTCGCCGTGGTCGATGTCGAAGCGAATCTTGGAGCGGCCATTGATGGCACCCACCAGGATTTCCAGCTTGTCGCCGTGGTCCAGTTCCTTCTCGCTCCAGAAGAACGGAGAACCCGACTTGCCATGCTTGCCCCATGCTTCAGCCAGAGCCTGACCGCCCAGCAGGATTGCGCGGTCCACAGCGTAGCCAGCACCGAAGGCAGCGGGAATGATCGCGCTGGACTCGGTTTCGCTGGTGTAGCTGGCGCAATACTTCATGGAGTCGCCAGGGTAGAAGCGAATTGGCTTTGGCATCTTGACAATCAGGATGCCGTTCCAAAGACCAGCTTCGCCCATGAACAGCGGGTTCATCTTGGCCTGTTGTGCGCGGGCCATGGCGTTGGCTTGCAGCGTGCGGAAGTTCGTCGATTGCACGAACGAGGCGTACTGGTCAGGGGACACCAGAAGCACGCGCAGGGGCGCGTCGGTCGAAGCCATGTCGCCTTCAAACTCCACCGGGGGCGGAGGAAGGGGCATGTTCTCACAGGCCACGCGAATAGCATCCACCACATCCATATTGAACACATCGGTGTTCGCAATGGTTACTTCACCTGCATTCACTGGCAGCAACTCAATGCCCGAGCCGGTGGAAATGAAGTGGCGATTCTTGGTGGGGGCCTTCACCGGGTTGACCATGATGTTCGAGAACTCAGGGTCGCTGGCCAGAGGCACAGCCCAGGTGATGTTGTTGTGGTAGCCGCGAGCACCTGCCAGGTGGGTCAGGATCGACTGGTCGCCCAGACGGTCCATGTACGCCTGACCGTGAGCGCGCGCCAGAGTGCGAATCTCATGGGGCGTGCGCTGCTGGGTCATCGTGTCGCCAGCAGAGATGGGGTAACGCGACTGGTTGATTCGCAGCTTGTCCTGAGAGAACGACAGCGCGCGGCCACGGCCTTCAGCATAGTCGCCGCCCATGATGGGCTTGCCACCCAGCGGGTTGATAAGGTCAAAGGTGATCTCATCGCCAGCGCCCTTGGCCAAGTCCACCGCGCGAACGATGGGCATGGTTTTGGACGATTGCTTGCGAATCGTTCCTTCGGCCTCGGCCTGCTGGGGCATCTTGCCCGTCAGGCGGTTCATGACCGTGTTGCGCTGCATGTTCGCAGCAAAAAGACCGGCAGACTGTACGACGACAGCCTGGGGCGATCCGTAGGGGATATTCGTTGCCATGGTGCGGCTCCTTCAGTGGGGACTAGCGCCGCTTCACAGCGGTGCGTTGGTTCAATAACGGCTACATCAGCCGGGCCATCAGTTCGGCCTGTTTTTCGAGCGGCATACTCATCAGCTTTTCAGCCAGGGCCGAACCTTCAAGGTTTCGCATTGCTTCCAGCTCGTCCGATGGGCCTGCATTGCCGCCAGGGAAATCCGACAGCGACATGGGCACCCGCGTCTGCGCTTTGGCAATCGCCGCTCCTGCGGCTGCAGCTACGTCCGGTTTCCCGGCTGCGGCTGGCGCTTGAGTCATTCCAGTGGCTCGTTTGAACGTATCGAAGAACTCGATCACATCAGCGGTTGAACCATGCGTTAGGACGGCTTGGTAGCCAGCCCGCGCAAAGCTCGGTTGCGCTGCGATCCAGTCGGCCAGCTCCTTGCTTTCTGCAATGGAGTCGGCATCAGGGTGCTTGCTGTAGATCGCGTTGAGATGCGCCGAAACGGCGTCGGTTTGCTGCTTTTGCCGAATCGGGGCCAGGGCCTCGTTCAGCGCTGCGTCCACCTTCGCCTGTACTTCCTGCGCAACCATTTGCTTGGCCACGATCTGAATGCCCTTCGCCAGCGCTTCTTCGGAGAAATCCCCGAAAACCGCTGGATCAACGCCGTTATCAATAGCAACTTGCGCCGCAGCCACCGCCTCATCGGCCTTGGTGGGCGCCTGTCCGCTATCGGCTCGGGCTTGGGCCTGCGCTTGCAAATCGGCCAACTGACGTTGGGCGGCTTCTGCCTGCGCTTTCCAGTGCTTCTCTCCTTCACGCGCGGCCACCAAGGTGTCGTAAGGGATGGTGTGGACACCATCTCTTGCCAGCACTACCGGAGGCTTTTCTTCCTCTGGCTCAGGAGGCGTTGCGTCGTCTGACGTCTTCGTTTCGTTTGCAGCCTTTTGCTCGCTGTCATCTGCATTTGCTGCGGCATCGGGCGTGCCGCTCTCCAGCATTGCGCTGGTATCGCCCTCGGGCAGATTAATCATCTGCAGCATTTGCGCATCGGTCAGTTCACCGTTGACGGCGTGCTCTAGGAAAAACTCGCTTTGAGTAGTCATTGCGTCCCTGCGGCATATCGGCGCCGCACCAAAGGGTTTCGCATTCGACAGGCAGCACAGCCAGAAGGCTGCGCTGGTCCATCTCCAGCTTTGGGAAATGCCTCGCTTCACAGCGATGCGGTTCACCCGGCGCTTCACAGCGTGGGGCTTGTTTGCAATGTGCCTGCGCGCGTGCGCGTTGGGAAACCCTAAAGGGGGCTATGCGATGTTGTCGGAAGGCGTGGCTGTTTCGATGCCCTGCATGCCAGTGCCTGCATCCTGCGGGACGGGAGGGAATGCAGGGCTGGTGTTCTCCTGCACGTCTGCAACGCCATCGCCTTCCTGCGGCGCTGACTGCATTGGCGCCTGGGCAATCGGGAAGTTCGGGTCATCGCTGCGCATGGGCCGTGTATAGCCTGCGCCCTGCATAACCGCATCGGCTACCGGCGCAATCTGCGGCATCTGAGCAATTTGCGCACCAGCCTGCATTGCCGAGTAGCTCGCCTGCACCCCCGTCTGCACCGTCTGCGCCTGCAATAACTTCTCGCGTGCAGCGGCCTCGCGCTCCCGAATGTCCAGCTCTCTCGCCCGGTTCTCGTTCCCCGCCTTCGACAGCGCATCCTGCACGGCCTGCTGGATTTGCTCTTGAATCTGCTCCGGCGTTTGCTGTTGCTCCACCGCCTTGATGGCCTCGATGGCTTTTTCCTTGAACGGAATGTCCATCAGCGACACCATGAACGGTAGCATCGCCGCTTGGTAGTTCGGTGGCAGCGCCTTGACGGCCTCTGACAAGCTCGATAGCTGCTGCGCCCGGTAGCTGTTGGTGCTCGGCACTTCGGACAGCGACACCTTCAGTCGGGTGCGGTGCACATCGTTGCTCAGGTACTCGACACCCGTTACCGGGTCCGTCTCGCGCTGATTGAGTATGACCGTGCGGTCCTCTGACACTGCATCGCCCTCGATGACTACAGTTGCCTCGGCGTCTCCCATGTCCTCGATGATGAAGCTCATCAGCATCTCGCCCATCATCTCGCGGGCTTCGCTGCGGTTGTCCATGATGCTGGCAAGCGTCTGGTTGGCCTGCTCGACCTGGGTCTGCTCCTGCAGTCCGCTGGTTGCCGTGCCAGTGCGGCCTGTGAAAGCAGCGGCCACGGCAGACACGCGCTCGATAGCCTGGCGTGCATCTCGCAGCATCTGGTGCTGCTGGTCGTTCATCTGGTAATCGCGCTTTACCTCGAATCGCGCGCCCGGATTGTTTCGGAAATGCTCTGGGTCGAGGATGATGTCGGCATCCACGCGCGAGACTTGCTGCCTGAACTGCGCGTCGCTCATCGCCACTGCGCCCTTGGTGCGCTCGGTGCGGGCAACGCTCATGCCCCATCGCATTTTTGAGATGCCCGAGTTCAGCGCGTCCTGCTGGTACATCATCCCGCGAACCAGGCCAAAAGGCACGCCTGTTCTGTCTTCGGAAAAGCACCAGAAAGGCACATAGCCAAAATGCCTGTGGCTGTAGGGGCTTGGGCCATCGTGCAGGCAGTGGGGGCCAAGCCAGTAGCTGCGGCGCACTCGTCCCGTCACGGCTTTGAAAACCTTGGCGCGCGGCTGTGCTGCGGCGACCTGGTGGGCTGGGTTGGCCTCGTCGTACTCCACTGTGCGCCCGTCAGGCGTCTGGATGCACAGAATCGACACCCAGCGCCGATACCACACCTCGAACACGCACGCGCGCTTGGACTCCGAGTTGTACCACTCCTGCTCCTCGATGCTCCAGCCGCGCTCTGCTGACCAGTGGTCGGCCAGGTCTGTGCTGCCTGCGCCATCCATGGTGATGTCGAAGCGATCCGTCCAGCGCCCATAGCTGTGCTCGATCAGGTCTTTGTGCTCTGGGAAAGCCAATGCGACACGCTTGGAGTCCATCCATCGCTTGCGCACAAGATAGCGGGCATCGCCCAGGTCTGACTCACGCGCCAGCATGTCCCAGAAGATTTCATTGCGGTGGATTGGAGTGCATCGGTACGGGTACTTGAACGGATCCGACTCGCGCGACACCTCTACCCAGCCGATGCCTGCGCCGATCATGGACCGGAAAGCCTCGCTCACGGCCTTGTCGGCGCGCGAGTGTCGTTCGGCCTTGTTGAGCTTGAAGTTGATGGCATCGGCCACGTCCTGCCCGTTCGTGTCGCCATCGGGCGTCACGCGCCAGTCCGTGCGGGTCACGCTCTCGTAGCCGGTCACAGACAGCAAAGCCGGGCCAATCAGGTTCTCCACGGCTGGCGGGATGCCCAAAGCCTTCTGCCGTTGCAGTAGCTCGCCGTCAAGCTGATTGCCGTCCGCATAGTCCATCTCGCGGTCGGCCTTCGCACGCCAGGCGGGCTGGTCGCGGATTTCGTCCAGGAATTCCGTGAGTTCTTCGAGCGTCAGTGCTGCGGGGTCTTTTTTCATGATGTGTCTCACATGCGCCAGTCAGGCGCTTCTGGCTCGATGTAGTCGTTGGTGGACTCGCGCATCAGTGGCACGGCCTGGGCGATATAACGTGCGCAATCGGCGCCGTGCGAGTGAGCATCGTGTAGTGGCCCCATTGGCTCGCCGGTCTTTTGATGCACCATGCGCTGATAGCGCTTGAGACACTCCAGCAGCCTACCTGTCTTGGCTTCATCGAAAAACATCTTGGGGAAAAGCATTCGCAGCGCGCGTATGCCTTCTTCCACGCCAGATTGGGCAAGCACATACGGGCGCCTGCCCATGGAGCGCATCAGTTCTTCCGTGCTCTGTCCCGTCTGGAAGTTTCGCGTGCGCGCATCGTGCGGCAGGTAGTCTGTTCCCCAGCGATAGGGGAGCTTCTCGATTTGTGCGACATACCAGTCGAGGGTACGGTGACTGTCCTCGATGTAGCCAATCACCCGCACGTCCTGCGTGCCTCGCTGCACCAGGGCAATTGCCATGGCGTCATTCCACCCCAAGTCCCAGACTGTATGCACTGGCAAGCTGGAGTCATAGGGTACAGGGCAAACGCGCTTGTCGTGCAGCGCCTGCACAATTTCGTGCCGGTAGATAGACCCAGCGGCCACGCTTCTGGCCTTGCCCTCCCAGATATGCTCGTAGTCCTCGGTCAGCATGGAGCGCTTTGCCTTCCTGCGCTCCTCATCCAACACTTGCGGAAACCACGGGTTGTCACGCCAATTGACTTGCTGCACCCATGTATCACTGCTCGGCATGGCGACAAAGCGGCTGTAGGTCGCGTCCGTCTCCATGTCCGGGTTCAGGGTCATCCAGATTTCGGAATCGTCCGCGCGGATTGTGGGGATCAGCACATCCCATGACTTTTCGCTGATGCCGTGGGCTTCCTCGCACCAGACGATTTGCACGCCCTCGAAAGACTTTATCGAGTCAACTGTGTGCGCCTGCAGGCCGGAGAAAAGAATCAGAGTGCCATTCTTTCCCCTGATTTCCGTGTCCAACACCTCGTAGAACCACTCCAGCCCCAGCGAAACGATCTGGTCTTTGAGCAGCCTGTGAACCGAATCGCGCATGGACTTCTGCACTTCACGGGCGCACAGGATTCGGGTAGGCTCTCGCGCACCTCGAAGCAGCAGCGAGATAGCCACGGCCCACGACTTTCCGCCACCGCGGCCGCCGTGCATGACCTTGTAGCGGCGCTTCTGCTTGAGCAGCGGCTCGGCCCATCCCGGTAGCATGACGGGTTCACGCTTCATCGTCATCTTCCCGCCGCTGTGCATGCATGTAGCCGACCGTCAGCGAAAACTGCGCCGGGCCTCCGTTTGGGCCGGTGTGCTCCTGGGTTACTTTGTCGCCGTACTTCTTGGGACTCCACTTCGCCAGCAGCTTCAAGCGTTGCTCTACTCGTAGCTTGGTGTGAGCGACCCAACCAGGGTCAACCTTCCCATCAGGGCCGCGCTCGGGCGATGAGTCCACCATTTCCATTGTTTCTTCGGCGATGGCGTCATGTCCCATCTCGCGCGCACGCGCGATGGCTGCGGCGAATTCTTCATCAGCACCTATCCAGTCGTACACCGTTCTCCATGCAGGCATACCAGACTGGCGGCAGATTTCGCGCAAAGGAATGCCGTCTGCGATCTGCTCGCATATAGAACGCTTGAGCGCCACCGCATCAGACGCAGCAACGCCCGCGTCCTTCTTGCGGGGCGCGGGCTTCGTGGCTATGGGTTGCGCCTGCTTCGGCGCGGGTTTTGATGCCATGGCCCGGAGTGTTCCTGGGTGTAGGGCTTTGAGCCAACCCCACTAGGGGGAACAGCTTTGACATCCTCCCGGCCCTGAAGAGCCGGGATTCCTACGGTGCTACGCATGAGTTGCCTTCTGCACAGTCACTTCGGCGGGTTCCTGCTTCCCAGAGGCTGCGCGCTTGACCCTTGCGGGCTTGGCTCGACTGACATCCTCTCCACAGGCTGTTGCGCGGTGTCCCCGCGCCAATATGTTGAGCGCCCCCACTAGATCGGCGTGGGCCTCGTGTCCACAGGCCACGCAGGCAAACCTCGCTTGCGTCTTGCGGTTGTCCGCGGCCACATGCCCACACTCCGGGATCCGCTGCAGCACGCACTCAAGGATCTGGAGCGCGCCTACAAGAACTTCTTTGCCATGCAGGCGCGGTTTCCGCGATGCAAGAAGAAGGGGGAGCGCAGCAGTTTTCGCTACCCCGACCCCAAGCAGTTCAAGCTCGATGAGGCCAATGCCCGCATCTTCCTGCCAAAGCTCGGCTGGCTGCGCTACCGCAAGAGCCGCAGCGTGCAGGGGCAACTGCGCAACGTCACGGTCAGCGAGCGCGCTGGACGCTGGTTTGTGAGCATTCAGTCGGAGCGTGAAGTTGCTGCGCCTTTGCCCATGGCCACCAGCGCCGTGGGGATCGATATGGGGGTGGCGCGCTTTGCGACGTTGAGCGACGGCAGCTATCTTGAGCCTCTTGCGAGCTTCAAGCGTCACGAGATCCGACTTCGCCGCTACCAGCGCTCGATGAGCCGCAAGCGCAAGGGCAGCAGAAACTGGCACAAGGCCAAGTCCCGTGTGCATCGCCTGCATGCGCGCATTGCCAACGTGCGCCAGGACTTCCTGCACCAGGCGAGCAGCCGTATTGCGCTAGAGCATGCACTGGTGGTCATCGAAGACCTGCAGGTACGCAACATGTCGCGCTCGGCCAAGGGCTGCACGCACGCGCCGGGGAAAAATGTTCGAGCCAAGGCCGGATTGAACAAGGCCATCCTGGATCAGGGCTGGGCAGAGTTCAGACGCCAGCTGCAATACAAGCTGGACTGTAACGGCGGACACCTGGTAGCTGTCGATCCGAAGAACACCAGCAGGACGTGAAGCGACCGGGTTTGCGCGGCGGGCTATGTATCAAACTCCATCTGCGGGTTCTGAAACCCTACTTGCTGCCGCAGTCGCTCGATCATGCGATGCAGCCTGCGAATCTGCGCCTGCATTTCGTTCTGCCGGTGCTGCATCAGGATCACAGCGGCCTGCTCCACCGAACCGGCGAGTGTCTTGGCCAGGGCGCGGGCCTCGCGCGGGTTGAGGTCCATCACCTGGTCGCCCTTTTCCAGCTTCACGGCGCCGCTGGGCAAGATGGTGTGAGACACAGCCTGAGTCTCTGCGACTTCTTCGCATGCAAAAAAACTGCCGTTGTCGCTGTAGATGCGGCCCCGCTGCTTGAGGGCTTTGATGCTGTCATAGACGATGGGCATTGCCAGGCCGGTGATGTTGGCAATGTCGGCAGCTTTGGCCGGAGTCTCGCTGTCAGACAGCTCGAGAATAGCGTCATACACCCGGTCGCGGCTGCTCTTTTTGGCATTGTGCGCGGCCAAGGATGCCTGTTCCTCGGGCGATGGTGGCGTCGTTTCAGGTGTTGTCATCTGCTTGGCTCCCGTTAAAATGCGAGTGCTCAGGTCGCAAGATCGGGAAGGCCGCCTCCGGGTGGCCTTTCTTTTTCTATGGGGTCAACGCAGCTACCGTCTTGTTTATGGCCTGCAGCTCATTGATCCGACGCAGCGTCCAGCGCAGGCGGGTTCCGTGCCAGCCGTCGGTGCCACGATGACATGCCGGGCACAGCGGCATGGATGCGAACCACAACCCCTGTTCCGGTTCGTGCACTTCGCTCGGCCCTGGCGCATCGCACACGACGCACGGCAGTGCTGCCACGCGCTCGATGTGGCGGCGCTCTGCGGCAGTTGGCTTCGGCTTGTTCTTGCTATGCATGAATCTCTCCCGTTTCTTCGTCCACCCACTGCCGGGCCTCGCGTAGCTCTACGCCATGCTCTACTGCCCACGACATGACGTAATCAAGGAGCGAAGCCATGCGGGCCTTTCCCATGCGTGCGGTGGACTCGCGCAGGTTCAGGAATTCACCCTCCAGCCCTGGCACCAGATCGGCACCCTGCTTTGTGGCCACCGAATGCCCGGAGACAAACAGCACCTTCCACTCGGCAGGCGTGCGCTTTTGCCCCATCCACAGGGCTTGGGCTGCCACATCGGCAAACAGGGCGTGCAGCAGGCGGTTCTGGGCATCGCTGCGCGTCTCGGGCCGCACCTCCAGCACCAGGCGCGCTCCGCCAGCGCCAAGCCACCCTTTGGCGTGCGCCCATGCCTGCTGGATAGCGCTGTGGGCCTGCTGGGCGTTGTGCAGGCGCAGGACAAGACGATCAGTCATGCCGCCCTCCCCGATACGGCCACGCCACCATCGCCGCGTCGCAGCCGAACTGGCTAGCGAACTCTCCGAATGCAGACGCTCGCGCTTCGGTAGCTGCGTTTACGGCGAGCGCAAAGTCTCGAAACGTCCCAACATGAATGGTTCGCCCGTTCTTTTTTACTTTTGCAATCCAGCGCTCTTTTGTTGCGCACCAATGAACATTCTTGCAGCCAGACGTGTTGTCCTTTTTGGCGCCAACATTGGCTATGTTCTCTCCTGGGGTGGCAATCCGAAGGTTCGCCAGACGGTTATCTCCTTTGTCTCCGTTTATGTGATCGATGGTTAGGCCGCTAGGAATATCGCCATGAATGCAGAACCACGCCAGGCGGTGTTCATACATAGTCTGTCCAAGCAACGTAATCTGTCGATACCCACCATGGCCTCTGGCGCGACCAGCGCGCGAACCGACTTTTGTCTTGTCGCTTGATCGTTTTAGCCAGTGAAACTCGCCTGTTTCGGGCGAATACCGCAGGTACTCCTGAATGGTTTCGATAGGTAGCTTCATCGCCCATCCTTTGAGTTGCGATATGGCCAGGCGACCATCGCGCCGTCTCTTTCGTGTTGATTTGACCGGCCCGTCCATCCCGTAATTCGCTCGAACTGGTCGGCAGACATCTTGTGCCCCTTGCCCAGCGGGCTGATGCTGTGCGCTGGGATGTCAAGCCCGGCACACACTGCGACGATGAGCTTGCACCAGGCATCAATCTCGCCGATGTTTCTTGCGATCTTCGCGACGGCCGGCTTGCTGGTGCTTGTCGTCCACACATGGGACTGCAGGCGCGAGTCCTCCAGGATCACGCGCGAAGGCCGCGCCAGCTCAATGCGCGAAGCGATGTCCTTCGGCTCGATGGTGTCCAGGTGCACCAGCTTGCCGCCGATGAACGTGGCAACTCCCGTGCTGCTCCCCGGATCAAGCCCCAGAATCAGAGCCATACGCCCTCCGATCCGTCATTGCCCTTGTCGAGCTGGTCTTTGATGTCGCGGATCAACGCGGCGCGGGCGGACCAGGCCTGCTTCCGGTTGTGCAGGGTGATTTCCAGCGCCTCAGCCATGGCTCGCCTCCTTGGAGAGGCGGTAGGCGATGATGTCGGCGTCGGAGCCCTCATTCAGCCAGTGGAGCCGCGTGGCATAGAGCATTCCAGCCCGACAGCGCATGGCCTCGAATCCGCTACGGTGGCGCACGTCCACCAAAGTTCCGTGGGCTACCGGGCACTCCCCGCCCTCCCACTTGATCCAGCCGTCAGCGTCAGCTACCGAGGATTGCTTGGTAGTTGCGGGCTCGGCTGCTTTGCGCCGGTCGGGGCCGATGTAGGGGGCGGAGGCTGGTTGCACGGTATCGCCAAGCTCAATCCCTTCGTGCTGCGCCAGCAGTTGTATGCAGTGGATGGCCTTGCGCAAGTCCTCGGCGCGCTGGGCCTTGTCGCCCTTCTTGCGCACCAGGTACTTGATGGCCGTGTGGGTGCAGGCGTCCAGGCCGTTGGCCATCGAGAACTGCATGGGCTGGATGGCCATCGCGCGGTAGTGATCTCCGCCCACTTGCACGCTATAGGCGCCTTGGGGCTCTGGGAAAACTTGGTTCATTTGGTCACTCCCCAGCTTTTTGCTGTGCTGGCAAGGATTGCTTTCACGATTTCGATTTGCTGTTTCACGTTGTCGCGTCCCTTCATCTACCTCAATAAACATCTATTTCACCCAGTGGCCCCCTACCCCACACAGTGAGGATCGGAGGGAATTCCACCGGGAGGTTTTTCACCCCCTTACGGGCAGTCACCAGTTCCAGCGCGGGTGTTTCGGTCATTCGCTGCAACCCTCAGGTGTGACTTCAATAGGCCCCTGCCGGATTCGTCGGGAATTGCACCCTTGCCTGTTCGGCTTACCGGTAACGTTTTCTGTCGGGGATCGCTGCCCCTGTGATTCCTTCCGCGCAGCCCATTCAGGCCCTTGATTCGTGCAGGCTCGGAGTGCCTGTAGTGTTTTCAGGTCACATACCGCGCCTTGGCTTGAATCAGGCGCTCCATCTTTCGAGAGGCACCTTCGCCAACCTCGGCCAGGTAATCGGCCCAATCGGTGCCCTCAATGCCTTCCGGCCATGCCACCCCTGCACCAATCAATTCGGCGGCGTTTGCGGCCTTCTCGCGGCCTGGATTTGTGCCCCGCTTGGCCTCGGTGCCGTGGTCGTTGTCTGCGCAGATCACCACGCTCCCCGTTGGGCGCAGTTGGTCAACCGCATGAACCAGATTCCCGGCGTCAAAAGCTACGATGACTCGGGCCATGCGCAGCGATTGGAAGATGGCAAGGCCCGTAGCCAAACCCTCGCAAACCGCCGTGATGGCAGCGCGGGGGCGATCCAGCACAAAGGCACCGCCCTTCACGGGTGCGCCCGCCCAGAAGCGTTTTTGACCGTCAGGCGTGATGCTTTGAATGCTCATCAGGCGGTCACGCCAGAACACCGGCACCAGCAGCGCATCGCCATGCACTCGCAGGGCATTGGTGCCAACGGCAGACAAGCCCTTGCGCTCCAGGTACGGATGCAGCGCACGCGGTGGCCGGGCCTGCGCCCATTGCTCGCGTGCCCCACGGATGGCTCGCAATCGGTACTCGCGCTCCTGTTGCTTGCGGCGTTCGCGCTCGGCAAGTTCAGCCGCTGTCGGAACGCGAACTTGTGCAGCGTCGCCGGACTGCCACAGCTCCACAGAGGTCATGGTGGCGTGGTTCTGGCAGAAACCATGGTCGCCCATCCATTTGACGGCCCCGTTGCGCTTTCCCTGTTTGTCCGTAGTCTTATAGCGACGCCAGATTCCAATCGGGGGCAAGGTGTCTATCAGAACCCCGTGCGCGCGGCAGAAATCAAGGAAGCCGGATGCTTGCAATGCCTGCTCAAAGGTGCTCATAGGGTGCAGCCCTCGTGAAGGGAGCGTTTGGCCGCGATATACGCGGCATGAGCAGCTTCTGCCGTGTCGAACTGCCCAAGGTAATGCTGCTGTCCGTTTGCGCGGATTGCTGCTCTGTATCGACCTGTGGCCTTGTCGGCATAGGCTCCTAGCAGGCCGGTGCTGACATTGCTCCGTTGCGCATACCTCTGGTTCTGCTGGTTTGTGGCGCGGCAGACATCTCGCAGGTTCTCGAATCGGTTGTCGCCGGGTTGCTGGTTGATGTGATCGATCTCTCCAACAGGGTGAGCGCCAGTCATCCAAAGCCACGCAATCCGATGGCCCTTGAACGTGAGGCTGTTCAGTCGGATAGAGATGTAGCCCTGCCCGTTGTCCGTACCGGTTGGCCGCCCAGCAAAACGGGCATTCCATGCCCGACATGTCCGCTGGTTGGGGAAATGCTCAAGCGGACGCAGCATCCAAGTGAATGCGCCGGTCTCGGGTTCGTAGTGCAGCGCGGAGCGGACATACTCAGCCGTAAGATTGAAGGTGGGCCTCATGCTGTCGCTCCCTCTCGCGCAGGTCGCTTCGCGTACCTGATCTGCAATGACCGAATGCGGCTGCGAACTTCACTGGAGCACGGCACAGGTACTACACGATCCCAATTGACCCGCGCAAACTCACCCGTCATATCTTTAAAGATCGCCTGAGCCATCCGGCGCGCTGCATCGCCTTCGCGCCGTTCAAGCGCATAGTGGGCAATCTGGGGGAAGATGTCTCGCCCGAGTTCTCGCTGATGGTTGCCGATGAGAAGTTCCCGCAATGACCCCGGAACGTGCTGAACCGATACGCGGGCCGGGTATTCATGCCCACAGCAAGGGCACGATGGCTGCGGCTTGTGCAGGGCGCGGCACTCCGGGCACTTCACAGGCTCCAGCTCTTTTTTCTCTTTCTTCTTGGGCTTCTCGCGCTTCTTGCCGTCGTCCAACTCACCCGCGCCAAAGTCAAAGAACGACTCGCATTCCTCGAAAAACCGGGCGCAGTTGCCAGAGTGATCCAGCACGATACAGTTTTGCTTTCCAGTCTCAGGGCTGATGCGCAGGCCGCGCCCAAATAGCTGGATGTGTTCTGCCAGGCTCTTGCGAAGGGGCCGGGCCATGATGACGCACGACACATCGGGAATATCGAACCCGCGCGATGCAGCAGTGACCGTAATCAGCCCACGGATTGCACTGTCGGGCTTCTTGAATTCATTGGTCGTGTCGGCGCGGTCGTCTTCGCTGTCCTTGTAGGTGTAGGTAGCCACGTTGATTCCGGCAGAGAGGAACTGGCGCTGCAATTCCTCAACGTGGGCGGTGTCCACAGCGGAACAGATGAACTTGCGGTTTTCCCCATGTTTCAGGTACTCGGCCACCACATCGCCCACCACCTCCAGCGCCTTGCCGCTGGCCTCGCGCTCGTCCCATTCGCCCGTGCTCTTGACCGTCACGCCCGACATATCCGGCTCTGCGCAGGAAAAGATGCGATAGGGCGAAAGCCATCCGTCATCAATCAGGGCGCGGGTGGTTGTCACGTTGATGACCACATCAAACCACTTGCCAAGGCCCTTGGTGAATGGAGTCGCGGTCAGTCCGATGACGATAGAAGATTTCTGCTCCATGCGCTTTTTGTGCGTCGTGTGCAGAACGTGCGCTTCGTCGAACACATCCACCGATGTATCAGGCCAGCGGCGGCGGCCAAGCGTTTGCACACTGCACAGCTGGATCGGATGCTCCGGCGCCCAGCGCAGGTGTCCGCCCTGGATCACACCGTGGTCAATTTGATAGCGGTCGAATGTGTCGCTGGTCTGTTGGATCAAAGAAAGTCTGTCAACAACGAAGCTCGCGCGATTGCCTTTGGCCTGAGTCATCGCCATCAAAGCGGAGGCCAAGACGGTCTTGCCCCCACCTGTGGGGGCCACGATCAGCACGCGCTTCGCGCCGTCGCGGATGGCCTGCCGAGCGCGATCAAACGCCTGCTGCTGATAGGGGCGGAGATCGATGTTCATATCGTGCAGCCCTCGTGCAGTTGGCGCTTGGCGTTCACGTAGGCTGCGTGCGCGGCCTCTGCGGTCTTGAAGTAGCCAAGACTGTGTTTCGTGCCCTGCGCCTTGATGCAGGCGTGGAACAGTTGGCTTGCCTTGTGAAAATGAACGCCTAGAAGCCCCGTTCCGCTGTCGGAGCGGACACTCCGGCGGTTCTCGCAGTTCACGCGGCGCGCAACGTCGCGAAGGTTGGAGAATTGGTTGTTGAGGCGATTGCCGTCCAAATGGTCAATGTCGCCGCATGGCCAATCCCCAGTCACCCACAGCCAGGCCAGCCGATGCGCCTTGAATGCACGGTTGTCCACGCCGATTTCGCGGTAGCCGTGAACGTCTGTGGAGCCTGCAATGCGTCCAGCAAAGCGGGCGTTCCAAATCTTCGCGGCCCGGACTGATGAAAAGTCCGAAGCAGGCCGGACGTTCCAGCGAAGCAAGCCGCTTGCGCAGTCATAAGCAAAAAGCGCCCGAACCCTGGTGGCCGTCATCTCGGCGGTCATGCGGCCTCCTTCTGCTGCGCCACCAGCTTGCGCAACGTCGAGACGAGATAACGCGGGTCGTCCACGCCCAGGATGTCGCAGCACTCCTTCACTTGGTTTCCCAGGCGACGGGCAAACTTCTGGTTCATGGCGGCCTTATCCATGGCCTCGGACTGCTGGCGCACGGCGTGGTCACGCTGGAGCAGTGCCTTGCGCAGTTCGGCCTTGGTGTCGTCGGCTTCCATCGCCTTGAGCTGGGCGTGAAGCTGCTCGTTCTCTTTCTGGATTTCCGCGATCAGTTCATCAATCGACTGGCCGGTGTCGGCATCGTTGGCAGACTCTGCAACAGGCTCAGGGATGTGTGGCGCGCGCTTGGATTTGGTCTTGCTCGCATCAACTGCAGCAATCGCCTTCGCAACGGAAATATTGCCATCGCGCACCTGTTGATAGTCTTCTTCCGGCAGTGCGTTTAGCTTCTGAGCAAGCGCGCTTTCCTTCTTCGTCAGGCCCAACTCTGCGAGCGTTGGCGCATCATTTTTCGGCAGTTCCACTTTGGAACCACCGAGAACGGTCCCAGCCTTCTTGACGCCAGATGCGCGCGGCGTTTGTTCAAGCATGCCGCCCAGCTTGCGTAGCGCCTCAATCTTGATTGAGAGAGCAAGGTCGCTGGCCTCCTCCCCTAGCTTTTGGCGACGCGCATATATTTCCGCAGCCGCCGCTGTATCCACGATCAGCTTTGTCTGCTGAATAGTCTTGGCTTCTGATAGTGCGAGCCTCGCGCGATTCATGGATGCAACTACGGCATCCGTCTCGATGACTGCAATATTGCTCATTGGACGCTCCACGTTTGCGCGTGACCATGCGAGCCTAGAAACGGAAGCTCATTGATGGCTTCATCGTCTATTGCGAATTGCTCGCGCAACCGCTCTAACGCCCCCATGACAGACTGAAATGCAGCGGTGTCACCAATGAACCATTCCCGGTGCCCAGGAATGGCGCAGGGGCGCATCTCACGACAAAAGTGTTTTTCGATGCACCGCGCGAAACGCTCATAGGTAGGAGCCGATGCCCACCAAGTCAGGTGTTCGACTCGATTGCGGCGCGCCTCCTGCGCGTAGTACCGCATGCGCTTCTGCGTATTTGCGGTGAGGCCCACCTTGATGCGTCCGTCTGAAAAGAAAACCGCGTAAACAGCGTGCGTTCTGTCAGTTGTGTTCAGTGAAGTCATGCTTTTCTCTAAATACGTGGCACCTGCCAGCCAAATGCTGGGCAGCGCTGAAACATGGTTTTTTCTGCTGGCGCTTGCTTTGCAGCGCATGTGCCGCCGAACTGCCACTGCTTGCACTCGATGCAGGCGCGTCGGTCGTCGCTGTCTCGGTCGCGCAACATGCAGCGATCAGCCAGCCATTCGGCCCTGGATTCAGACAACCCGCGCCGCTGGAACATGCCAATGCGCAGCACCAGCCGCTTGATTTCGGCGGTGTTCGCTGCACTGCTGTGCGGCCAGCAGTAGGTGTCTGCAACGGCGTCGCTCACGACAGCCCCCTCGTAATGGCCCGCGTCTCGTCATTGCTGGCCTGGGACTGTTCGCGCGACTCAATCACGATGCTGTGCCGCGCAGGCTCAAGGTATGCCTGCCACTGGCCTGCTGCGTTCAGCACGCGCACTGGCTTGCTGGTTGCTGGCTTCTTGCGCTTCGTTGGCCGCTTTGCCGGGGCATCTGCGCCGCGTGGGCGCACTGAGGTGAAGGCGTTATGCATTGCTATGCCCGTCATTCCTTGCCCGCGTCGTCGGACTGGCCGACAGTGCAGGCATGACCAAAAGCGTGATGACTGAGCACCAACTTGATGTATTCGCTCAAGCTGCGCTCATGCGTGGAAGCAAGGCGCATCAAGACCACCTCCAGCGACTCAGGGACGCGGACGGGCGGCAGTTGCCGGGTGCATTTTTCGGCCATGGGTTACGCGGCCTCTTGCGCTTCGCCGCGCGCGGGTGCGGTGAGAAGCTCGTTGGGGATGGAGATCCCGCCGCGTGCGCAGGCAGCTATGACGCGATCCGCCAGCCGAGGCGGCAAATCCTCAGGCCATTGCGAAATCGCCTGCGAGTTGATGCCGATGGCCTCAGCCGCCTTTGCGACCGTGCCACCCAGCAATTCGATGGCTTGGTGTTTCTTCATGCGGTCATGTTAGCACCCTTACAAAATGAATACAAGCACCCTAACCATTAAAATAGGTAAGCTCGCTTTCGTGCCAACACTTCAAGAGCGCATTGCAGAAATCATGTCCTCCACCGGCCTGACCGTTGGTGAAATTGCGTCGATTACCGGCGTTTCGTCCTCTGCGGTGACGCAGTGGAAGGACGGCCAAACAAAAAGCATCAAGACAGGCCCGGCTACAAAGCTGGCTGCGCATACCGGCTACAGCGCGCTATGGATAGGCGAAGGCGAAGGCCCCAAGCAAACCAGCGCAGGACGCTCGCTGGTCAACACCGAACCAGGCCCAGACATTCGCGGAAAAGTACCGCTCATTTCATGGGTGCAGGCTGGCGAGTGGTGCAACGCAGCCGACCCCCATCCACCAGGGCAGGCTGACCGCTGGATGGATTGCCCCGTCAGCCATAGCGGCAGCACATTTGCCCTGCGCGTGCGCGGCGACTCCATGACGGCGCCGCATGGCAACAGCCGCACCTACCCCGAGGGCTGCTACATCTTTGTTGACCCGGAGCGCAAAACCCCTGTAAACGGTGATCGGGTGGTTGCCTGCCTGGACGGCACCGACGAAGTGACGTTCAAAATCTACAAAAACGAGGACGGGCGCCAGTGGCTACAGCCGCTGAACCCGTCACATGAGCCAATCCGGGAGAGCTTCCACATCTTGGGTACTGTGCTTGGCAAGTGGGAGGACGGGTAACAAACCCGCCGCCATAGCCAACCGAACCGCCAACCGCCCACCGAGGCGGTTTTTTTACGCCTGTGCTATCGCATTCATAGCTGCTGGCGCTTGCGCAGCAATGGCTAGAGGCCAAAAACACCGAGCAAATCAACTATTTTTGTTAGCGTGCTCACAAAAACATCGTTAGCACGCTTGACAATGAATGTTAGCCGACTTACAATACACCCAGCCGCAAACAAAGCGGCACAGGGTGAACAGGCATCGACCAGGCCACCGACAGGAACCTTAAAAACCAGCCTCCTGCGGTTCGCAAGACAGCAGGCGCGCACTCCCGGCGTGAGAGGGAGTTTGACGGGGTGCCATCGAAGAACAGAAAGGCACTGGAACGCGATTGCCTCGGGTGAGGATTGGAAGTCGCGTGAAAACGGCACTGATACAGATCAGCAAAGCGCGGGCCAGTCGCGCGGCGGGAGCCCACACAGTGGGGAGATGCCCGCGAGCCCTCCAACGAGGGCGCAAACCTGAGCCGCGTGACAGGCGGTTGAGGTTTTCAACCAAGGAGATAGAGATGTACGAAGAAGACTATGAAATGGAAAGCAGCCCAGCACCAGAAGCAAAAGGCGCCGTGACGATCAACCCGAACGTGATCCAGTACGACGCGGAGAAGATGTTTGACGCAATCGCCAGCATCGCGGCGCGCCAGATCGTGGATCAGTCTCGCGGAGACATTCGCAAGACTGTGCAAGACGAGGTGCGCGCAACCATTCAATCAAGCGTGGGCGCGATCATCGATAGGGTTGTGAACGAGCCTATCCAGCAGCACAACACTTACGGCGAAAAGGTCGGCGAGCCAACCACGCTCAAGGCGCTGATCGGCAAGGCCGCAGAGGGCTACCTTGGTGCCAAGGTCGATGCGCGCGGCGAGACTGGCTACAACGCCAACCAGAGCCGCCTGGACTTCATCGTGAAAAAGAACGTCGAGGCAACCATCGACTACACGATGCAGAAAGAGATCAAGAAGGCCGTGGAAGCCGCTGTAGCAGCCGCGCAGCTCAAGGTTGCCGAGGCAGTCGCCAAGCTGATTAAGTAATCACCGTCCCGGCCCAGCGCCGGGGCCAACCACACACAGGAGAGAGACATGGAAATCAACCAGCAGAAAACAGTGAAGGTAAACGCCAAGACATTGCGCATTCATTGCAAGGTGTCCGACCGATTCACATACGCCATTGATGACGAACAGGGCGAAGAAATCCACTGCCAGGACGACGGCTACGTGCCCGATTTCATGCCGGGCGAGCACTACGGCGACTATGTGATTCTGGACATTGATCTGGACACAGGCGTGGTGACCAACTGGAAGAAGCCAACAGCGGCGCAGATTGAGGCCGCGATCAAACCAGAAGACGACTAACCCCAACTCCCCGGCAGTGCCGGGGGCCATCACACATGCGTATTGGCAGGTATGAAGCCGGTCAATGGGAATGAAGTCGCGCTCTGGGTTGCAAACCACCGTGTACGGCCCTTAATCCCGGCACTCTGCGCGGGTAGCTGCCGCAAACAGTACGCAGTTGTGATGGTGAATCCAGCCTCCACAACCCGAAAGGGGTTTGGCTTTCTGACCTGAAACATAGAGTGGATAACGGTCGGCGGGAGTTGCGCCTGTGACGTTGGTGGTGTCCTGACCACGATGCTTGCAACTTAGCGGTGTTTCGGCTTCGGCTGGGGCATTCGCAGCAGGAGACGCCTCGGAAAGACGAGGACCATCATTGAAGCGGCGGGGCGCGTATAGGAACGGCACGGCTGCTGCAGCAGATCGCTGGCTAACCACCAGTCCGCTTCAATGATGGTGGCCGCATGACTGGAAGCCCTCGGCCCTACGGGGCTCAGGCGGCAGACAGACCTTTGACGGCGCGGCGCGGTCATTGTGACCAAGCGGCCTATGGAATGCAGCCCGAAAAATGCGGAAGGTAGCCCGGACGCCATCAACCTTTCCCACCGCCCGCCGGGGCGCACCTCCTCCCTCCCTCTCTCATTACCCCGGCACGCCCGCCACGCGCTGGCAGCGGTCTTTCACACACAGCCCTCCCAGCGAGGGCTTTTTTACGACCAGGAGCAGACATGTACCTGACAGCAAATCCACATGCAGACGCTGAAGCGTACTACAGCGACGTGCAGACGCATCAAGACGCCAGCGGTGCGATCGAAGCAGAAGCCGGTTCAGCACTGCGATCTGCCCTGGCCTGGGGCTCTGGCGAATGGCTGGGCCTCACGCGCATTCGTGACCGCATGGCCGGTGAGGTCATTGCAGAGCTGGCAGCCACGGAAGAAGGCTGCGAAGCAATCACAAAGGCCCTGTCCACCCTTGCGCAGATCAAAGCACCAGAGGCTGTAGGCGCGATCTGGTCGCTGTCGGATGTGTGGGTGAAGACGCTGGGCAAAGAACTGGAGCAGGCAGTTTCAACACGCAGGAGCAAGCAATGATGAACGACACCACCAACAACGGCGGGCCAGCATTCCCGTTGGCCGATTCTTGCCGCGAATACCGCAACTCAAATCGTAGCGACGCCAACGGCATGGAACTGCGCGATTACTTCGCTGCGAAGGCAATGCATGCCAGCCTGTCGCTAGACCCAGCAAATGCGGCCTCAAGCGAGGAGCATGCGCGTTGGGCCTACGAGATGGCAGACGCCATGCTCAAAGCAAGGGGGCAAGCATGACCCGCGCCCACTCATACCTAGACGACAACACACGCACCTTTGCCCGCACCTGCCCAGGCTTCGGCAAGACGCAGGCACAGATGGCTGTAGCCATCCATGTGTATCGAAAGCCACTTGCAGAACGCATCTTGATCTGGCTGCTGTTCCGATTCGGCTGGGCGCTGGTGCTGCTGGCAGTGTTTTTGCTGTCGGGCTGCGCAGATGACCTGCAGGCCCATGCCGCTGTGCAGGCTGATCTGGCTGATGCGATTGCAACGGCATCGAAGGGAGGCGCCCATGAGTGAAGCAATCAAGCCGACGCCGGGTGAATGGATCCACGGCAATTGGATACCGACAGATCACAACACAGCTGGCTGGGTGGAGGTGTGGACGGTCGATGCAGAAGGCAATCTCAGCCTGCCGTTCGTTGCCTGCAAGCACCTTGATGCAGGCGATAACGCCCGCCTCATCGCCGAAGCCGGGACAGTGTTTCACGAGACGCAATGCACTCCCCGACAGCTTGTAGAGCGGGTGAAGGAGCTGGAGGGAGCGCTGCGTGATGCCGTCGATTGCGGAATGGTTCCCAAATCCAGCGCAGCAGATGGCGGGGCGTCCAAGTACAGCGCGCAAGTTCTCGTCGCGGACCGCATCCGCGCCGCCCTCTCCAAGGCTCTCCCCAACGCGGCGGCCAAGGAGGCGGGGAAATGACGCATGAAGAAATCATCGCGCTCGCGAAAGAAGCGGGCCTGCCATACCTGCCAACACCTAACAGCGCATTGGTGCGCATCGTCACGAAGGCTGTGCTCATAGAGCGCGAGGCATGTGCCCAGATTGCCAAGGCCGTCAGCGACAAATACGCCATCGGCTACTACGGCAACGAAGTGGACACCGCCGACGAGATCGAGTCCTCCATCCGTGCCCGAGGTGCCGCATGAAAACCCGCATCGCCATAGCCTGGGCAACGTACCGCCTCTACCGGCAATGCAACCCGCGCCGCGTGGCTTTGCGCTTCGCGTGGCGGGCTATCTGCAGGGGCTGACATGGACTGCCCAAGCGGAAAAGTAATCCACACGCTCAAGACGGCCAAAGCCGCAAGCAAGCGTGCAAGGCACCGCACAGAGCTACCCCTCACGCCCTACCGCTGCAACGAATGCGGGCAGTGGCATGTGGGCCAGCGCAACGGGCTCAAGCGCCCGGTCAAGACCATCTACGACAACCACCAATTGAGGATGACATGACGCATCCAATGCTTAAAGAGTCGTGGGACGAAGCCATGTCCTGCGCACAGATCGAATCCGACCAGAAGCACAACCAAGTAACCAACCAAGGAGAAAGCCATGTCCATTGCGTGCATGGTGCTGGGACAGTCCGGCACCGGGAAAACAACCAGCCTGCGCAATCTCGACCCAGCACACACGCTGCTGATACAAGCGGTCAAGAAGCCGCTCCCATTCCGTTCTAGCGGATGGGGCTATTTCGACAAGGAAAAGGCCCCTAACGGGAACATCTTTGTCACGGACCAGGCTCCACAGATCATCAAGCTGATGAAGGGGACCAAGCGCGATGTGATCGTACTGGATGACTTCCAGTACATCCTTGCAAACGAGTTCATGCGCCGCGTGCTGGACAAGGAAACCGGAAACGCGGCCTTCGCAAAGTACAACGAGATTGCCCGTAACGCATGGGACATCCTCATGGCGGCCAGCCAGCTCGCGGAAAGCAAGCGCGTCTACATCCTGGGCCACACCCAGGAGGATGACAGCGGTCGAATAAAGGCAAAGACCATCGGCAAGCTCCTGGACGAGAAGATCACCATCGAGGGTCTACTCACCATCGTCCTGCGCACGACAGTCATCAACGGGCAGTACCTGTTCACGACGCAGAACAGCGGCCTCGACACCGTGAAAAGCCCGCTGGGCCTGTTTGATTCTGACCAGATCGAAAACGACCTTGCTGCAGTCGATGCGGCCATCTTCAACTACTACCAGCTCGCAGAAGCAGCTTGATTCATTACACCAAGGAAAACACCATGTACGCACTCGACCAAACCGCCGCCCGCGAAGCCGACAGCTTCGGCTCCTATCTCACAGAAACCGGCAAATACATCGGCACCTTCACCCGCGCCGAGAAGCTCATCAGCAAGAACAAGGGAACGCACGGCATCGGCTTCACATTTGAAAGCGCCGGGCAGACCACACGCTTCGATGTGTGGACCATGAACGCACAGAACGAACACCTGAGCGGTTACAAGACCATCAACGCCATCATGGCCTGCATGAGCCTGCGCGGCATCAGACCTGTACCGGGCCAAGTGGAGCGCTACAACTGGGACACACAGCAGAAAGAGACTGTGCAGGCCGAGGTGTTCCCGGAGCTTGTCGGCAAGCCAGTCGGCCTCGTCCTGCAAAAGACAGAGTACGAAAAGATGCGCGACGGTCACAAGACCGGCGAAACCGGCTGGCGCCTGGAGCTGGTCGCGCCGTTCCGGGCCGCAGACGAGTTCACAGCCAGCGAAATCCTTGACCGCAAGACCAAGCCGGAGAAGCTGGCCGCCATCATCGCGGTGTTGTCAGACCGCCCGCTGAAATCCCGTCCGGTTCAACAGTCGCGCGCACATGACGATGTGAACGCCCAGGCGCAGCACGCAACCACTCGCAGCGCTGGCAGTGGCTTCGATGATATGGATGATGACGTCCCTTTCCGTGACCCGATGAGCTACCGGGGCGCGCATCTGGTGATGTGATGCCCGTCCGCGATTACCGCGCCTACGCCCAAAGCGACAAGGGCAAAGCAGCCAGAGCGCGGGCGCATGCGCGGTACATCGCCAAGCGCCGCGCACTGAATCAACAACCGAAGGCCAGCACTGCCGCAGTCGCTGGCCTTCTTCTTTCATGGGGTAGAGATGAGCAACGTAACACTGTTTGATGCGGCCCAGGCCGTGCGCGAGTCTGTCAACCAGATCGACCCGGAGACTGGCGAACTACTGGAGAGCTACACCGAGAGCCGAGAACTGTTCCAAAACAAGGCGGTCGCTTGTGTCGCATACGCCAAGGAAGAGGCCGCAACACTAGCCAGCGCCAAGGCGATGATTAAGGACATGCTCGCCAAAGTTGAGGCCCGCGAACAGCGCCTGGAGCGGTTTGAAGCCTACTTGGCCGACTGCATGAAGGCGACAGGTATCACCGAAGTGAAACACGAACTGGGCCTGTTCAGCGCCAAGCTGTACCTGGAGCGCGATGAATCGGTGGAGTTGGAGCCTGACGCGGAGTTTCCCGCATCGCTGTGCAACGACCCAAAGCCGCCGACGCCATCAAAAACAAAGATCAAAGCAGCGATCAAGGCCGGGGAAGCCGTTGCGGGCGCGCGGATTGTGCGCAAGGACCGGCTGACCATTAGCTGACAACCACCCCACACCCAGCCCGCACCAGCGGGCTTTTTAACGCCATGCCAAAAACCAAATTCGCCAAGCGCACCAACCCATGGACGGGCGAGAAAACCGCCACAAAACCCATGACGCTGACCGACCCAGCAGACCTCGAAATCTGCAGCGACCCATTGCCCGCAGCGCGCTCCATGCCCGAGGGCAAATACTCTGCCAAGTTCGCACAGTTGCAATACGGCCAGTGCCTCAAATGCCCGCCTGGCACCGCGCCCAAGATTGCAACAGCCCTCAAAAAGTGGCTGGACGTGCGCAAGAAGCCAGGAAGTGTGCGTAGCGCACTGCGATACAGCGAAGACGGCACGGGCCGCGTGTGGCTACTGGAACCAGAGGCGCTCAAGAGGGCCGCATGACAGACCCGCGCCACTGGACACCGGCCCAGATAGCCCAGCTTCGCGCCCTGTACCCCGACCTGAAAGCCGCTACCGTCGCGCAGGAAATTGGCCGGACAGAAAAGTCCGTGCACGCCAAAGCGCGACAGCTTGGCATCGGGAAGTCCGAAGCCTTCAAAAAGAGCTGGGCCAGTGGCCGCATCAGTGCAGCGCGAAACGACCCGCGAATGGTGGCGACACGGTTTAAACCCGGCCACAAGACATGGAACAAGGGCAAGCCTGGAACGACGGGCCTGCATGACAACTGCCGCGCCACGCAGTTCAAGCCCGGCCAGAAGCCGCACACCACGGCACCCATCGGCGCCTACCGTGTCAACGTCACCAAGGGCATACCGCGCCTGGAGCAGAAGCTGAACGACAAGCCCGGCCCCAACCATGTGCGATGGATACCCGTCTCGCGCATCGTATGGGAGCAGCACCACGGCCCCATCAAGCCCAAGCACATCGTGGTGTTTGCCGACAGCAAGCAGGCCACCACGGTGCTGGAAGAAATCACCGTGGACAAGCTCATCTGCATCACCCGCGCAGAGCATGCGCGGCGAAACAGCCTGTACAGCAAGGACCACGAGCTAGGAAGGCTTGCCCAGCTCAAAGGCGCCATCACCCGGCAGATCAACCGCATCACCCGAGAACACAAGGAACAACACCAATGAGCACCCACATCAACAACCTGCGCGAGCACCTGATGCAGACCCTCGCCAGCCTGCGCGACCGCGAGAACCCCATGGAACCCGACCGCGCCCGCGCCATAGGTCAGGTGGCGAGCGTCTTGATTGACAGCGCCAGGGTGGAGGTGGACTACATCAAGGCGACAGGCGCCGACCGCAGCGACTTTCTGGAAGTCCAGACGACCGTGCCGCAGCTTGGCGTCGAGCCTACGGCACACAACCCATTCCCCACGAGCGCACGGCACCGGCTGAATGGGTGAGGCATGAGAAAGACAAGCACCTACGCCAAAAAGCGCGCCCGGCAGCATGCCTTCGACCGCAAGCGACACGAAGTCATCAACCCGGTGACCGAGGCCGTTATCCGCTGCCGCATCGAGGCAGACATTCAGCGCCTGCGAACCGCCGTGGGCCTGCAGGCCTACATGGGCGAAGACGCAGCCCGTGTGTCCAACATGGCCGGGCGGCTGGTTTATATCGTCTGCCACGCAGCCGGATTGCATGGGCTTGGCGAAACCCCGAAGGCCCGCATTCTGGCTGGCACGGCAAACGCTTTGGCGGACATTGCAGAGACACCCGCAGAGCTGGAGCGCCAGCGCGGCGCAGTGATTGCGGGGTTGCAGGCCATTGACCGGCTCATGCCCAAGCTGCACACATTCAGCCTTGCGGCTGGATCGCTGGAGTTGGACAACCTGCTGAACACCGCGAACGGCATGGGCACGGCGGATGTGCGGCGGGCACTGGGGATGCAGGTATGACACCGCACAGGCCCGCACCACGCGGGTTCGCTTGTTTCTGGAGTTTCAATGCAATTCGGTTCAGTTTGCAGCGGCATCGAAGCCGCAAGCGTGGCCTGGGCGCCGCTGGGGTGGAAGGCCGCATGGCTTGCTGAGATTGAGCCCTTTCCATGCGCAGTCCTTGCGCACCACTACCCCATTCAATCAGCAGCCCCAGTCACGAGGTTGGGGGCGGCTTTATTCATTCTGGAGTCCCCATGCAGCAAGTGAAGCGATGCACGAATTGCCAACAGGAAAAGTCATTGCAGACTGGTTTTCATGTGTCTAACAAAGCCGCTGATGGCCGAGCATCCCAATGCAAGGAATGCGTCAATTCGATCAAGCGTGAAAGCAGGACGCGGACCTATACGCCAGAAAACAAACGCAAATGGGCACTGAAGACACGCTACGGGCTCACGCAAGCCGATGTCGAAAAAATGCTCCTGGCCCAAGATGTGTCATGCGGCATCTGCAAGAAAGAAATGCTGAAGCCGCACATTGACCACTGTCATTCGACAGGCAAGGTACGCGGCCTGCTTTGCCACCGCTGCAACACCCGTCTTGGCGGTCTTGATGATGCTCAGTGGCGGTCCGCCGCTATGCAGTACCTGGGCGTGCAGTCATGAACTTCATTTCCCTCTGTTCTGGGATTGAGGCCGCCAGCGTGGCATTCGGGCCGCTGGGATGGAAGGCAATCGCTTTCAGCGAAATCGACAAATTTGCATGCGCAGTGCTCACGCATCACTACCCAGCAGTTCGCAACTATGGCGACATGTCGCGCTTTCGCGAATGGCCCGAGGAGGTGTTCGCTTTTGCCGACGCGGTAGTTGGTGGACCACCCTGCCAGGCATTCTCGGTTGCTGGAGCGCGGCGCGGCCTTGCCGATGCTCGGGGCAGCCTCACCCTAGTTTACGTGGAGCTCTTGGACCATGCTGATGCAATCCGAAAGAAATATGGAAAGCCGCCAGTTGTCGCTCTTTACGAGAACGTGCCTGGAATCTTCAGCGACAAAACAAATGCCTTCGGCTGCTTGGTTGGAGGGCTTGCCGGAGAAGACGTACAAGCTATCCCACCAGGGAAGCGATGGACGGATGCTGGTTGTGTGTATGGACCCGAAAGAGCAGTGGCGTGGAGATGCTTCGACGCCCAATTTTTTGGCTTGGCCCAACGACGCCGCCGTGTGTTCGTTGTCGCAAGTGCTCGAAAAGGGTTCGATCCCGCCCAGGTTCTTTTTGAGTGGGACGGCGTGCGCAGGGATACTGCGCCGAGCCGAGAAGCGCGGCAATTCGCTCCCACCATCCCTGCACGCAGCCTTGGCGGCGGTGGCCTCGGGACAGACTTCGACTGCGACGGAGGACTGATCCAGGCTTACGGCGGCAACAACCAGAGCGGACCCATTGATGTGGCCACGGCCCGCAACGCATGCGCCAGCGCCAGCGGCAGGATGGATTTTGAAACCGAGACGTTCCTTGTGGCGCCTGTAGCGACCGCAATACGAACCGCAAACACAAGCGCCAACGGCCACGGCATCAGCGACGAACTTGCGCACACGCTGGACGGAGCGCAAGGGCAATGCGTTGCCTTCGACACCACCCAAATCACCAGCGCGGCCAACCGCAGCAACCCGCAGCCAGGCGACCCGTGCCACCCGCTGGCGGCTGGGGCGCATGCGCCGGCCATTGCATTCGCAATCCAAGCAGGTGCGCTGCGCACAAACCCACTTAGCGGCCCTGGTGGAATTGGCGTGCAGGCTGGCCATGCGTACACGTTGGAGGCTCGCGCAGAGGTGCAGGCGGTAGCCATTGCGTTTCACCCGACGCAAGACCCAATCAGCAGCACTGATGGCACCACGCACTGCATGGGCACCGGAAGCAGCCAAGGAAACGCAACGATTGCAGTGGCCGTGCAGGCTTCGCAGTCAGGCGTCCGCATCAATGACACCGTTGGCACGCTGGACGCGAACTACGGAAGCAGGCGGCACAACGGCGTCATGCAGGAAATGCAAGTCCGCCGCCTGACACCCACCGAGGCAGAGCGCCTGCAGGGATTTCCCGATTGCTACACCGCGATCCCCTGGCGCGGCAAACCCGCCGACCAGTGCCCAGACGGTCCGCGATACAAAGCCCTGGGCAACTCCTGGGCCGTGCCCAACGTGCGCTGGATTGGGGAGCGCATAGCCGCAGCAGTCACGCAGCGCTGCGCATAAAGCGCATCACATCAACCAACGCCCGCCACGCGCGGGCAGCGGTTTTCTTTTCCACCAGCCCTCCATGCGAGGGCTTTTCTTTTTCCATCCCCCATAGGAGCCACACATGGCTGAATCGACCGCAACCACATTCCGCCTGACCCACGAACTTGTGAGAAGCTGGAGCCCTTGCACTGACGGCTACCGCTGGTTCCTGGGCAAGTTCCCACAGGGCGGGGCGTACACGGCAGTCCATGCCGCGCTGCGTGAAGAACATCGATTCAGTGATGCCGATTGGCTTTTCGGCAATGCTCTGTCCTACGCGCTGAACAGCGCACCTGCCGCTACTGTTGATCTGGTGGCCGCTCGCACTGACGAAGCGGCCAAGCTCATCGAAGCCACCAGCCCAGACAAGATCAAGACGCCCAGCGCTGACGACGTGAAGGCATCCATTGAGAACGACAACGGCGATGACGACGCCCAGATCGGCAGCAGTGGCTACGCCGCCCGGATCGGCAGCAGTGGCTACGACGCCCAGATCGGCAGCAGTGGCAACGCCGCCCGGATCGGCAGCAGTGGCTACGACGCCCGGATCGGCAGCAGTGGCAACGACGCCCAGATCGGCAGCAGTGGCAACGCCGCCCGGATCGGCAGCAGTGGCAACGCCGCCCGGATCGGCAGCAGTGGCTACGCCGCCCGGATCGGCAGCAGTGGCAACGACGCCCGGATCGGCAGCAGTGGCAACGCCGCCCGGATCGGCAGCAGTGGCAACGACGCCCAGATCGGCAGCAGTGGCTACGACGCCCAGATCAATGCCACGGGCGAGCGCGCCACCATCGCCTGCGCTGGCCTGCGCGCTCGCGCCAAGGCGGGCAAGGAAGGGGCTATCGCGCTCGCCTACTGGGACGAAAAGGCCGAGCGCACCCGCTTCGCCGTGGGCTACGTGGGCGAGGGCATCGAGGCTGACAAGTGGTATTCGGTCAACGACGACGGAGAACTTGTGGAGGTCGATCAATGAATGACCACATCCACCCCACCCTGCGCCCAGCCATCAACACCCTGCTTCACCGCCCATGGCCGGTAGAGCGGGAGATTGACCCCTTCGAGCGGCAAGAGGCCATGCGCGAGCGGGACTACGAGCGCCGCCGCGCTGCGCATCCCGATCCGCACGACCCTGACCACCCCGACGAACTGGAGTTCGCATGATGCCGAACCTGACAACCGCCGTAGCCGTTGTGGCCGTGTTCAGCGCCTTCTTTCTGGCGCATGAGCCGCCCAAGGACGCCATGACCCCGCTGCCGCAGCAGCAGCAGCAGCGCCGCGACGTGGCAGCAGCCGAAGTGTGCGAAGGCCAGGCCCACGAATGGCAGGGCGACGTGCTCGTCTGCCACCGGGAACGGCCATGAACCGCCTGCGTGACGCCATCGCCCTGTACCGCATCTACCGCCAGTGCATGCCGCGCCGCGCGGCCCTGCGCAGCGCCTGGATCGTCTCAGGTGGATAGCCATGGCTTGCCCCACCGGCAAGGTGCAGCACACCTACACCACCGCCGTGCAAGCAGCCCAGCGCGCCCGGCGCAGCCGCGACCAGCCACTGACCGAATACCACTGCCGCATCTGCGGCGCGTGGCATGTCGGCACGTCCAATGGCGCGAAGAAGCAGCGCGCCATTCCAACCATCAACACCAATCACACGCTATGAATACCGAAACCGCAGAACTCACCCTGCTGGACACAGCCCCAGTGCGCGAACATCCTGCGCCCGCACTGCAGCAGCAATCAGGCGCACTCGCGCCCAACTCTCCAGCCGCGATGATGCTGGCCGCGCGCGCCCAGGGCGTCAGCCCTGAGGAGATCGGCCAGATGATGGATTTGCAGGAGCGCTGGGAGCGGCGGGAGGCCGAGAAGGCTTACAACGCTGCGTTCGCCGCCTTCAAGGCCGAGGCTGTGCGCGTCATGAGGGGCCGAACTGTTAACGATGGCCCGCTCAAAGGGCGCGCATACGCCGAACTGCATGACGTAGTGCACGCCGTTACGCCTGCGCTATCGAAGCACGGCCTGAGCGCATCCTGGAAGCTCTCCCGCGACGAGAAGGATTGGCTCGAAGTCACCTGCACCCTCAAACACGTGGGCGGACACTGCGAGTTCGTCAGCATGGGCGGCTCGCCCGACACAGGGGGGGCGAAGAACGCGCTGCAAGCACGGGCCAGCACCAAGACCTACCTTGAACGCTACACGCTGAAGGCCATCTGCGGTGTGGCCGAAGGTGGCGACGACGATGATGGACTGGGTGGGGGCGACGCATCCGAGGTCGTGCGCGGCTGGATCGAATACGCGGTGACGCGCAAGGGCACGCCATATTTCTCGGCGGCATGCAAGGAAGCCCGCAGCGCCTTGAGCCAAGCGCGGGATGCCTCTGGTCTTAAAGCATTCAACGCAGCCGTTGGAGCCGCAGTATGAACACGAAAGTTCTCATCCGCTGCTCTAGCCTGGGCAAGATCATGACTGAGCCCAAGACCAAGGCAGAGGGCGTCTTGTCCGTGGGCGCGCGCACCTACATCCGCGAACTCGCGCAGCAGGAAATCTTCGGCATCGACTTCACGTTCTCCAGCAAGGAAATCGAGAAGGGAATCGAGGTCGAGGAGCAGAGCATCGCCCTGCTCAACCGGGTGCGTGGTTTGGCGCTGGCAAAGAACTCCGAGCGCAAGAACAATGGCCTCATCACGGGCGAATGCGACCTCTACGACGCAGCGCACAAGCGGGGCCACGACCTCAAATCATCCTGGTCAGCCAAGACCTTCCCGGGCTGGGTGAAGGACTGCGAGGACAAACTGTACGAATGGCAAATGCGCGGCTACATGATGCTTTGGGGCGCCGACGAATGGGAAGTGAACTACGCCCTTGTCGATACCCCCGAGCGCCTGATCGGCTACGAGGACATGTGCATGCACCTTGTCGGCCACATCCCCGAGCACCAACGCCTCACGAGCTGGGTCATCCAGCGCGACGCCGCCAAAGAGGCGCTGATCCGCGAGAAGGTTGAAGCCGCCCAGGACTACTACGCCCAGGCGATTCGCGAATTTGATGAACACCACAAACCGGCCTACGTGGCCGCTTAAGGAACCCTATGCCAAAGATGATCGGAATGATGCGCCTCGGGCGCGATGCAGAGCTGCGCTACACGCCCAATAACGAACCACTCGCCAGCCTCTCGTTGGCTTACGCCCACGGCAAGGCCGGGCAGGACGGCAAGCGCCCAACACAGTGGATTGACGCCACGCTTTGGGGCAAGCGGGCCGAATCTCTGACGCAGTACCTGACCAGGGGGGGGCTGCACTGCTTCACCCTGGACGAACTGCATATCCAGACCTTCCAGAAGCAGGATGGAAGTAGCGGCACAAAGCTAGTGGCACGGGTTCTGGATGTGGAGCTTGGCGCTCGCCAGGATGCCGCATCGCCCGCCCCAGCCCCGCCGCCGCCAGCGCGCCCACCTGCTCCACGGCCTGCGCCGGCCCCAGCGCCTTCTGCTGGATCGGGCTTTGACGACATGGATGACGACATTCCATTCTGACAAGCCCATCACCCCACAACCAAAGCCGCCTAGAGCGGCTTTTTTCATTCCCTCAACCGGCCTGCCATGCGGGCCATTTTTTATGGAGAACGCGGCGCACGCCTTCACGCCGGTGACGCACACCCGTGACATCGCCTATGACGTGGCCGACTCGATGCGCACCATCACCACGGCCAAAGGAGGCGAAACCGCGCTGATGTCCGCCTACCTCGTGCAGGCGGGCCACGGCGAGGGCAAGGAGGGCGGCAAGCGCTGGAGCTACGGCGTCAATGACATCACCGGAGCCCTGGGCACCGTGACTGCCAGCGGCGGCGGCCAGAGCCTGGCTACCGCCTTCATGGTGCAGGCCAACGGCGGCTTCAACACCACGCCCGCGCGCGATCTGCGCGACGGCATGTCCACCGTGACCACCAGCGGCAGCCAGCAGCAGCTCGTGGAAGTGAAGCTCAGCCAGGAGGACGAGGCCGGCGCGCTGCGCTGCGCGGCGTTCCTCCTTCGTTACCACGCCAGCGGCGGCCAGTGGGCGGACCTGCGCGACCCGATGACCACCATCACCACGCACGACCGCCTGGCGCTGGTGACGGTGTGGCTCAAGGGCGAACCGTGGGTGATCGTGGACATCACGCTGCGCATGCTGGTGCCGCGCGAACTCTACAACGCCCAGGACTTCCCGCCCGGCTACGTGATCGACCGCACCGCCAGCGGTAAGCCGCTGACGAAGACCGCCCAGGTGCGCATGGCGGGCAACAGCGTGAGCCCCTTGCCCATGCGCTTGATCGTGGCCGCGAACCACTCCGAGGCTGCGAACGGTCAAGCCCGCAAGGTGGCATAGCGCTACACAAAAGATAGCTCCCAGCGCTTTGCAGCAAAGCGCTGGAGTGAATTATGGAGATTTATTCATGACCACCAACACCAATGCCGCCAGCGTGGCGGCCGACCTCATCCGCGAGATGCAGGAGAACGTCGCCAAGTACGGCAGCGAGAACACAACCACCTACCTGATGGTGCAGGCCATCAATGAGTTGCTGCGCCTGAACCGCGCGTTGGTCGAAGTCCGCCGCGTGCTGCACGCCGAGAACGAGCGCCAAGGTAGCCCGATCAACGACACCATCTGGCGCGGTCCCGGCGAAACGCTGTTCGACTTCATAGACGCGGCCATCGGAGGAGAACAGATCGATGCCCTCGCCTCCCCTGGAGCGGTAGCGGTACCCGAAGCGCCACATCTGACCGGCGATGCCAAGCTGGCGCACGACCAATGCTGCGCCGTTGTCCACTTGGCAAACGCCCTGGCAGAGGTCTATCAGGCCAACGCCTTGATCCTTGCGGCAGGGCAAGGTCCAGTGGAAATCATCGGCCAGGCCAGCGCGGAGGTCATGGAAGTCGTTGGGGACATCCTCAACAGCACGGATGCCATGGACGAAGACGACCTTTGGCTCGACCCGATCTATGACGCCGCGCAAGAACGCTGGCCAGTTGTGCGGGCGGTAGCGGCACCCGCCCCACAGCCCGAGACGCTTCGAGGACTGCAGAACTACTACGAGCAAAAGGCCGCAACATATCGATCACATGCATCCGATCTGGAACATGGGCGCGGCAAAGCACCGAAACCTTGACCCACCCCAGCCCTGCCTCAGCGCGTGGCTTCTTACTTCTGGAAACTGCATGAGCTACGACATATCCCTATGTGACCCAGTAACGGGCGACACTCTGCAACTGGACGAGCCCCATCACATGCGCGGCGGAACCTTCTGCATCGGGGGCACGACCGACGCGCACCTGAACGTCACCTACAACTACGCCCAGCACTACTACCGCCTGTTCCCAAAGCGGCCTGCGCGTGACAACGAGAACGACCGGTACAACGTCGATCTGAACGGTGAAGTGGGCGGAATCCGCTCCCTCTACGGGCTGACCGGTGCAGAGTCAATCCCAGTTCTTGAGCAGGTCATTGCCCAGCTTGGCGATGACACAGACCCCAACTACTGGGCCGCGACAGAGGGCAACGCCAAGCGCGCCTTGATACAGCTACTGGCCCTTGCACGCATGCGGCCTGACGGCGTTTGGAGCGGAGATTGAAATGACAGACAACACGCAACCCGCCCGCTGGTACATGGTCAACAAAATGGGCATGGCGACGCTGTGCGCGAGCAAAGCCGATGCCGAGAAGGAAGCAGCCGATGCGCAAAGATTCTGGCCACACATGGGGCCGCATCGTGCGGTGCAGCTTGTGGAGGTAGGAACGTCAGCGGCAGAACTCCACCCCTCTCCCCAAGAGGGAATGGTGGGAGGGTGGATCAGCGTGGACGAGCGGTTGCCGCAGCCATTCAAGGAGGTCGTGGTTTACCCGCGACCAGATGACTACTGCTGCGAAGCCTTCTGCGACATGGCGGGCAATTGGACGCGGGCTGAGTACGAGCAAAACTTCGGCGTGCACCATCGGGAATGCCGGGTCGAATACTGGCTGATGCTGCCAGAAGTGCCCGCCCCACCAACCACTCCCGCTGGTGGCTGAAAGGGGGAGTGAGTCGTGAAGCGCAAAGAAATCGACGCCCTCAAGTCCGAAATCGCCCGCCTGCTCCAACGCATTGACGAGATGGAGCGATGCGCAGGATGGACACGGTACGGCTCCACAAAAAATGCAGCCGGAAATTACGACCACGCAACCAACGAGCCGCACCCGGAAGACACGTTCAACAGCGGGAAGTACCCCGCAGCAGTCAAGCGCGCAAGCCTTGACCTGAGCAAAGCACTTGTGGAGATACGCAGATGACCAACGAACAACACCCTGACCAGTTCGACTGGGCAACCGAACTTTCGGACGCGCAGGGGCGCGTCACCTTGTCGGCCCAAGAAGCCAATGAAATAGGCGCACGGCTGCGCAGCATGTGCGAGAAGCTCAAGGCATACGAAGACCTTGACGGCGCAGCCAGCGATGTGCAGCTACTGCGCATGGGCTACGCCGCAGCGCGCCTGGAAATCGAGTCGCTGCAAGCCAGGATCAAGACTATGGCCGAAGAACACGCGGATGAACTGATGGTGGCACACCTGGACGGGAGAATGCTTGCCGCCCAGCCAGCGCCCCAGCAGGAGGCGCACCACCTCGCGCAAGCATTGACAGACCCGGAGAACCAGCCAAACCAATACGGCGTCGAGTTCGGTATGTCTGGTCAGCAGATGCATTTCAAGATCGGAAACCAACTGTTCAGGTTGGCATATGAGCCAGATGACCAGCAGGAATTTGAGTTCATGAAGCGCATGCTTATAAGTGCTTTTTCCACCTTTACACCTGATGTAAAGGTAGCACCCCAGCAGGAGGCGCAGGAGCCGGTGGCGTGGTATGTGACGGGGGGTGGTCGGTTGCTGGATGAGGATGAAGCAAAGGCCGAAGCACGGCACATCGGCGGGACGGCAAGGGCTATGCCACTGTACGCAGCGCCACAGGCAGACAGCCAGCCAGCGGAAGTGCGGGACTACCCACCGTTGCCCGACTTTGACAGCGACGACGGGTCAATCTGGAATGCCATCTTCAAATGGGGGGAGGCGACCCCCGGTTCAGATGCACATCAAAAGGCCAACGCCGTAGAAAGCGCAATCATCGACCAGCTACGCGCCTACGTTGACGCCGACCGCGCAGCGCAGGAGGGCAAAAGCCATGGAAACTAAAGTGAAGCTGCCCAAGCAATGGCGCCACTGGTGCGCCGACCAGAAGTTGCGCATACACGGCACAAAGCGCGGACAAGGCGCATGGCAATGGTTCTATCTCAAGGGCAAGGGCCACTACTGGCGCGTTAGCTTCCATGGGATGCTGCAGCGTGGCGATGCATATGCGGACTTTGATCGCTGGGCGCTTTGCGCCATCGACGAAGTTCCGCTAGCGGTACACCTATAGCGGGGCGTCAACAGCGTGGAAGCGTGGCACCCAGCGGGCGGGAATACCGAACACGCAATTCCGGGATCTGCGAGCCAAGGCCCTGACGGACGTGGACGAAAGAAGCGGCATCATCGCCGCGCAACGGATGGGAGCGCACAGCACGCAAGCCCAGACTGCGGACTACATCAGGAACAAGAAAGCCATCAAGTCCACGGCGACAAGGTAGCCGCCCGCGCCAGAGATAAGCCGCCGTGGGCGACCTGTCAGCCAGCACAGGAACAAATGCTGGCACAACCTGAAAGAACCAACCGTGAACCAAGACCAAATTGCCCGCGTGTGCCACGAAGTGAACCGCGCATATTGCCAAGCACTTGGCGACAACAGCCAGCCCGCATGGGAGGATGCTCCACAGTGGCAGCGGGACAGCGCCATGCTTGGCGTGAAGCTGCACACCAACAACCCAGAAGCCAGCGCCGCTACTAGCCACGAAAGCTGGATGGCGCAGAAGGTTGCCGAAGGATGGGTGTACGGCCCAGAGAAAAACCCGGAACTGAAACAGCACCCTTGCATGGTGCCATTCGATGCGCTGCCAGTGGCCCAGCAGGCTAAGGATTTCATCTTCCGTGGTGTTGTACATGCGCTGGCGAGTGCAGGATAACGCATAGTTGAGTAGCTTGCCCACTCGGCCCGCCATGCTTGGAAAGCACAT